AGTAGTTCGATTTCAGATTTGGATAAAATAGAGACAAGTGGAATATATTCTATTGGCGATAAATGCGAAAACGTTCCATCCGAATCAGGACAAACACAAGGTTGTATCCTTTTCCATTTACATTGGGATATAAATTGTTCCAAACAACTCTATTTCACATATAATGGTGCTGTTTTTTATCGTTTCAAAACTCGTTTTTGGTCTGACTGGAAACAAATATCTTTTACTTAAACTGTTATAAATATTAGGAACCGTTTTTCTATTTCATTTCTTCTGCCCCTAAAATGTACAAGATATGGCAGAGGATATTAAGGAAAATGAAATGCAGAATGGAAAACCAGCCAGATTGAGAGGCATAGATGCAGATGGGAACAGCATAACACCAACAATGGAAGAAGTGACCGATGCACTACCGGGAGAACAAAAGTACGACAGAGGAGTGTATTATTCACTGCCTAAGTCCATTGTATCTGTCCATAAACCAACTGGAGGCAATGAAATTAAGACCATAACGTTATTAAAGATAGGAGACTATAACACGTCCCATTTTAATTTCTTTGAGATTTTTACTATTCCATTTTACTCGAATAACCATTGCTTACCCGGCTGGTGCAAGGTTCATTATGCGCCTGCTGGTACACTCCAAAGTGATGTCGCTCATTCTGAATGCGGATGTTTCTCTAATTTAAGGCAGATAAGTTATAAAGGGGACGTTTATTTGGCTATTGATATACTGGTGAATCAGTATGGTTCTGCGTATATTGCTCTGACCGGTTATCATGAAGATACATCACAGATAATGGATGTTACCGGAGATTTTACAGAACTTCAATAAGATGAACATACAATGAGGAAACTGCAAAATCCTCATTGTATGCCAGTATTTCCATTAAGATGTAAAAGATATTTTCTTCCAATCACTCCAAAAGTCCCAAAGTTGTCTGATATACAAATTTTGTGGCCATGCTTCAGCGCACATTTGAAATCCCACAGAATCGGTGATTATTGTAAGAATACAGCCATATACAGCTGGATAATTGTATTCTTTGTAATTTTCCTGATGATAACGGCAAAAACCATTAGGCAGATTATCAGCATTTACATTATCGTTGTCAGATATAAGTCCGGAAAGGTTTTTTAAATCAGAGGTGTCCATAAGGCCTTTATACTCATGAGTAGCCGTGGGCATATTTATTCTTATTAGGTCCACCAAGTCTGCTTTGGCTATTTTTCCAAGAGTTCCATCTTCCAATATCACTGTTATATATGCAGCATCATTTGCTTGTTGAACTTCATTAATTTTTATATCTTCACCCATACCTAATATATTTTAGGGGCAAATGATACAGTATAAGAATATAGGAGTTATAAATATAAATAATTGGGTACAAAATCCTTACTGGTTGAGATATTGAATTGTCCCATGCGATATATTTTTAACAGTCCCTGCATTCAACTCATCGGATATTTCTATATTCACCCAGTGAATCACCTTGGCATCTATTGACACGAAGCATTCCATATTAAAATCAAGGTATAAATCACGGAATATTCCATCTCTATCAAATGCACTTCTTAGCCGTTTTATATATGCTTCGGAAAACATTGTTTTACATCCATATAAAGTCCCATGAAGAGTATTGTCAGCACTCTCGTTGGCAATATTGAATAAATATGATGCCTGTCTATACCCCCAACCACCATAGTTATATTCATGCACAGATAAATTTATTGTGGAAAAACCATACCCTAATTCATCCAAACTGAAAGAGCCGATTTTCAAACATTTATCAGCCGGTACATGTATAATGTCTGAAACTATTTTATATGGAGACATTATCAGGCCTGCTAAATCCCTTGTAGGTATAACAACACTATTTCCTTCAGCATCCAATCCTCTTAAAAGAGTGGGACTACCATTCTGCATTTCGTTTTCCTTAATATCTTCTGCCATACTTTGTACATTTTAGGGGCGTCATTTCTACTACAAAAATCAGCCCAATTTAACAATTAACTATTATCTCGTTTTTGTAAATTAAAAATCATATTTTTCCGTAGTATCTCGCGAATTCAAAAGGTCTCCTAACATCCAGATAACGGTCTATCTCTTCATTGGATTTTGCCTCCATCTCGAACGCTGAATTTCCATACGATATTTTATTCCCATCCGCTCCATGTATACCTTTGAAAGAATGGTAAACACGAGAAACGGCATATTCCAGTCCATATTGCAAATAGAACCACAACGGACACAACAAATACATCCATACGTTGAACCCGGTAACGGACATGACAAGCGTCAACAGAACCATCGAAGCAATCATGCATTCCTCCCACTGTCTTACATGAATAGCTTCATGGTTAAGAACGCGTGTTTTCATTTCCGCCTTGCTTTTCTTGGTAAAGACGAAACAGCCTAAAGTAATGGTGCTGTAGCCCTGCCACAACATCCACTTTGCTAATTTACTTTTATAAAATACTCTCATAGCATTTATTTATTAGGATAAGATTTAGTTACCACATTATTTTTTAAAAAGCTTATTCCATTTGTATTTATCATGACATCATAAAAGTCATTGCCATCATTCTCTGATACATTTATTAGCTGAGGTCTTATTAAAACAGTATATCTTGGATTTCCGGAAACATACTCGATTAATTTCATACGGGGATATGTACTACCACCTTCACCGATGAAATCTATAGTTCCCGCCAACAGATTATCGGAGCCGTACATTCTAAGACTGTTCGTAGCTGAATCAATCACAATACGCTTTCCGTTCATAGAGGTGGATACCTTGCCGGTTATTTCTATGTCCCCGTTTTCTTTAATAACAAAGGAGTTATTGGGCGACTTGATATTTTTAAAAGTACCGCCTGTCGCATTGACTTCTCCGGTTATTTCCGCATTTTCTGCATGTACTTTTCCGTCTTCAGTAACCCGGAAGGGGGCATCATCAGGAGTAGAACTACCTGCCCACATCCGTATCTTTTCACCGGATTGGGAACCGCTAAGGCCGGCAGTCACCGTCCCGTCATCCTTTCTAATACGAAGTTCGTTCCCCTGCATGAATTCTATCATCGCATTTTTAGCAACAATAAGCGATGTGAATATGGCTGCCGTATTAAGTCCGAACTCTTCCCAATACGTACTGTTTCCCGGCGCATTTCCCCCGCTACTTATATGCGTCACCCGGCACTTGTATGCCCGCCAACCAGTCTCCGTACCGTTATCCCTGACCAGTGCCACATCGACGTACCGTGTACCGCCAGCCAGTGACTCATCGTTACGCCACTCTACTCCGGACACCCATTCGGCCTTGCGGAGTATACATCCCTGCAGGCCGTTCTCCCCGTTTTCCACCACCATGTCGTACTCTTCGGAGTTGTACTCGCCGGTCAGTATGTAGCCATAGGTCTTTCCACCGTCCTGCGTCTGGAGTATACGTCTTCCGTCCTTGGTGGTAACCGTCCACATGGGTGGATTTGACGTTCCGTTTCTAACCTTGCATAAAAACACCTTTCCACCCATTTTCACCAGTCCAAGGTAAGGTGTCTTAAGGCCGGTATGCCATTTTCCGTGGTTACTGACCGAAATGCCATCCTGTCCCGGTGCTCCGTCCACGCCGTCCCTGCCCGGTGCACCATCCGTTCCGTCCTTACCAGGAGCACCGTCCTGACCGTCCCTTCCCGGAGCGCCATCCTGACCGTTCTTGCCATCAGTTCCGTCCGTTCCCGGTTTCACTTGTAGCAACCAGTCCGAATTTCCTTCTGCAGGTTCAGATGCACTGCCGCTCTCGCTTACACACAGCCAAATGCCGCCATCATGGGAAACCCGGTCATAAAAGGCATAATTTTCACCGGATGCCCACTCTCCACGGTCATTGGCCGTATATACCGGCGTACCGTCAGGTTTCAGCTGCCGTACCGTACCGGTAAAGTACACGCTGTTCAGATACATGGAGTATCCCGTCATATCCAGACCGTGTACGTTCAGGTTTGAGAGGTCGCCCGACTGCATTGCGATGTTGGCGGCCGATATTTCCCAGGTATTCTGGTTACGGAGCATGCGGCTGTAGGTGCGTGTCTCATATACGGATGTCTGACGGTCGGGGTTGGTGAAATTGCCATAACATGAGAAATGCATGTACTTCTGCGGATGCAGCGTTGTTCCCGGACGCAGGGAATAACGGAATGTGCCGTTATCCTCACCTGAGACTCCGGTAATACGGAAGTATGCCGTTCCGAAACCGGCAAAACGGAAATTGCCCTTACTATCGTCCGAATCCTCGGTGGCATTCATCGTCTCATCCTCGAAATGGATGATTCCCATGCTTATATCGTCCGCCGCAACAGCTCCCATTTCCCCGGCTTCCAGCTTGAGATGCACGGTGCCGGTGGAAAGCGGATTTCCCTCATTGTCCGTATCCGCCACCACACTCTCCACAATGCCGACACCCGGCGTGCGCCATTTGATGCCAGCATACACTTCCACACGGTTACGTCTGAGTTCCGGTACCTCAAGCCATTCCCAAAGCCGCAAGCCCCGCATTTCACCGTTGCCGTTCTCATCTATCTTGGCGCCAAATCCGGCCAGTCCGGAAGCGAACCCTTCCTTACCGAATACTGCGCCTGCCAGAAAGGAAACAAGAAAGGAGGTCCTATCCGGACCGATCTTGCTGATGGCACGCCGGGTTATCTCCTTTATCGCCCGTAAGGCTGAAAACACGTTGTATTCGCTGGCCTCACGGTTGTCCCATGATTTAAGCACCTCGATAACCGAGCGGTCCAGCAGCCCGCCGACAACGTACTGCAATCCGTTCAGGTTACTTTCCAGGCTGCGTTTCCAGCCCTTGCCGACTCGGTTCGTGCATTCAACGGCCGCCATGGAAAGGTTTTCCAGCTTGCGTGTAACCTTTGTCATGCGTGTATCCCGGTAACCGCTGCCGGGGAAATACTCTTCGCTGAGCAGCCTTACCGACTGTCCCAGCCGCAGAGGGACGGAGTGCTTCTCAATATAGGTGTAATCGGTATCGCCGCCGTACTTGGTGGTGTCTTCGCTGTATGACGAGAGAAAGTCATCAACGGCCGCCTTGTAATCCTGCTCGGCCTGTTTTTCGTAAGCTTCGGGCATACGGAAATTCCAGGGGATATATTTGTCACCAGCATGCGGTATAAGGTTTCCCCCGGGCAATTGCGTATCTTCATCCGGGTAGGTATTGATGATTTCCCATTCCTTGCTTTCCGAATGATAGTTTGCCTCGAAATCACGCCCGTTCAGCTCACCGCTCTGGAAAGACAATTGTTTGACAAGTCCCGCAATCTCATAATCACATGGGTCAAACTCCATACCTTCGTCCTTGAAATAATAGACTGTAAAGGGTTTGCCGTCATTCCCGGTCCTTTCCTGTGAACGTACGGAGGACACAGTTCCCGTATAATGAGGAAAGATACCCGCAAAGGCATCCTCTTCCACATGTTCATACAGTCCGTAGTCCGTATTTCTGTCCACATACTTGGCGCGATCGGGCAGTTGCAGACGGGAGAAACCGTAGCGGCTTCGGTCTATATTCCTGGTACTTCCCAGCGGAATAAGCCGGGTGAAGAATTTTACGTCATCGCTATTCTCCGTTTGTGTAAGTGAGGCAAGGCCCTGCATGTATCCCAGTTCCACACGTTCCCCGCGCTCACAACGGCACAGGTTGATATAGAAGCCGTCCGACCACCATTCGGTCGAAAAGGTCTCGGCCATGGATGCCAGTGCGTCCCAGCAGGTGGTATTGTTATACTCTATATTTCCGTCCGGTGCATCTATCACGTCACCGATACGCCAGCGTTCCTCACCGTAAATACGGTTCATGTTGTCCACCCATTTCTGCAGGTGCTCCCGGGGACTGCCGTCAAGGCTGAACTGCGGCTCATACTGACCGTCAGTCAGGTGGAGGTATATCACTTGCTGGGCGTCATGTATGGGAGCATAGAATTTCACGGAATAGCGGTATTCCTGGCTGTTCTTTTTCCTGGGCTTGTACTCTTTCTTCACACTGAACCTCACACCCTCCAGTGTTATGTAGTCATTCACCTGCAGTGGCACACAGGCCGGAACCGTAAAGGAGAGCGAGAGCGCATTCTCACTCATCAACTCAAGGTTCCATGTTGAGGACGAAGTGACCGGGACCGTCAGCTTCAGTCCGCCGGATTGATTATAGATTTTGAGTTCCATTCGAGCAGTCTTTAAACATCATTTAAAAGGGTTCCGGTTTCGGTTCCCTGAACTTCATTTTCCATCTGGCTACGGTACTTCCGTCAAAAGCATCGGTCAGGATATCGGCCGGTGTGGCGGACTTGTAGTAAAGCCTGTATTCTATGGATATCCCTTTTACCCGGAGGGTTACCCAGCCTTGTATGAGCGCCTGCATCAGGGCAAGCCGCCTTGCCTCACATCCGGAAAGTGAAGGGGCGTATACAGCCAGATACAGTGTAAGGTCGCGGGGCTTGCAGCGTGGAAGCGGGAGCTGCTGCGGCAATTCCTCACCGTTACGCTCCCTGAAATCCACAGCCGTATATTCCTTCATCTCGGGCGGTTTGAGCAGTTCGGTCACGTTCGTACTGTCTTCCGGCCTGTCCTCGCAGAGGAAGGCCGAATACTCCGTCCAGGCATCCTTGCCGTTAATCACCATATATCCTGTCAGGTCGTACATCATGACACTTCTATTCCATTGTTTCTAAAATATTCCATAATCTCGTTGATACTTTCCAGATACCGGCAGTAGGCTGTATTCTCAGTAATGCTGACGAGCAGGTCGTGGTCTTCCTTCCTTGATTTGGCGAGCTCTTCCAGAAGTTTGTGCATGCCGCTGGCATGATCCTGCAAGGAAGTAAACAGCCCTTCCAGAAGTGTGCCCTGTTCCTGTGTCATGGCAGTGAAGGCTCCGCTGCGTCCGGACTGTGAGCTTGCCGGATCACCCTTCCAGCCGAATATCTCCTTCATCGCGTCACGTTCAGCCAGCGCATCATTCACTATCGAATCCCAGGAATCCTTCAGCATGTCATGTTCCGTCTGGCTCAGCACGCCCGCGGCTTCGGTGGTAACTTTATACCTATTACGTCCGCGTCTGCCCTGGCCCGTCCGCCATTCCGTCTTCTCCTCCATGGCTTCGGCGAACGAGTCATACCACTTCCTAAGGCGTTCATTGTAGCTTTCCGAAAGCATGCTGTTCAGCATGGCCCTCTGCATGTACTTCTCGAAGTTGTCGGCAAAGTCCGCCGTACTGCTGTCCATATCCATGAGCATGTCCAGAAAGCTGCTGCGCACGCTCTCGAAGGAGATGCCCGTCATGGCTTCCTTGCGCGTCTCCTGCACCTCCTGCCATGCCTCCTCGCTCTCGATGACCTGTTCCAGATATTTGCGTGTATCCTCATGCAGTTCGCTCCAGAAGCCGGTGGCTTCATCACGCAGCTTTACCAGCTTTTCGTAACTCAGGTCAAAGAGGCCGGTCATGCGGCCGTCGGATACCTTGTAAAAGTCATTTCCCAATACCTGGCGCGCCTGGTCCCAGGCTGTGGAGGATATGCTTTCCCTCTGTTTCGTTCCATGGGAAGCTTTGGAACCGATGCCGAGAAACCCCTTGCTCGCCCCGGCATTCAGGTAAGCCTTTCCCATTTCGCGGGCATATTCTCCCTGTTGTTGCAGGAGCTCGCCGGCTTTCTTGTAGGAATTATTGGCATTCGCCAGCGTATCGGTCTCCATGGATGCCACCAGTTCCTTTTGTTTGGCGATGACTTTGTCAAGCACCGCCATATAGCTTTCATAACGCTCCTTTGCCTGCTGGTAACGTCTTTCGGAACGCTGGCCGCCCCAATCCGTACCGAAAAGGCTGCCCAATGTCTTGACAAAACCACCGGCTGTATTCACCACGCCGCTTATCATGCCGCCGATGTCACCCGAAAGCATGGAGTTCGCAAATTGGCTGATACCTTCCGACATGGTATTGAAACCCTCTATCACCCGCTTGGCATTCTCGTCCACCGACACTCCGAACCCTTCCAGCATACTGACGACATCATCGGCCGCCTGTGTGTAGGATGACATTTCGCCCGCAACCCCCTGCAGGCTCTGAGCCATTGCCGTACGTTTCCTGCGGCGGTTTTCCTGGGCCTCAGTCAGTTTCTTCTCCGCCTGTTCCTGTGTCAGCAGTCCGGTGACGAGCTTGCCCGTCTCATCCCTGTACAGACCGGTGATAACCTTTCCGCCCGCCATGACGGTGTTCAGATCCTCCTGCGCCTTTTGGACAGTTTCCTGGGCCTTGGCGTATTCATCCATAGACCGTTTCAGTTCCCGGAAGGGCTTGCGGTCGGCAAGCTTCAGGTCAATATTCGTCAGTGCGTCCTGCAGCTGCTTCAAGTCCGAGGGGCGTAATTCTTTGGCCGCCCCGCTGATGTATTCCTTCAGCTTGTCGCGAAGTGCGGAGAGCGACTCCGTACTTTGAGTGTCCAGATTGCCGAATACGTCGGCGAGGTTGACGGTCTTCTTGAACTCCCCGAAATCAAGCTCTTTCAGTTCGTCCTCGCGCCGTCTTTTCAGCATGGCCTTTTCACCTTCGGTTTCGGCTGCGGCAATCTTCAGGGCATAATCCTGTGTGATTGCCAGCCGTTTCTCCTGGTAGCTGCCGTACTCCCTGTTGTAGTCTATCCACGCCTGCCGGTCCTTTTCCCGGAACTGCTTCTCCTCGTCGTAGACATCCTGCATATACTGCACGCCGGCAACCACACGCTGTGAGGAAGCGTCCTGCCTTATCCGGTCAGCCTCCCCGGGGGCTATCGGATTGCCGGCCTTTTTCGATTTCTCCAGCCTGGAGAGCAGCTCCCGTTCTTCCTTGTCGATGGCGGCAAGCGTCTGCTCGTATTCCTGACGGAGCAGTGCCTTGCGTTTGGCGCTGCCTTCCGCCATCAGGGCGATACGGGCATCCTCCAGCTTACGTTGTGCACGCAGGCGGGCATCGGAAAGAGCATCCTGATAGTCGGAAGCATTCCTGCCACCGTCCTTGTTTTTCTTTCCCGTAATGGTTTCCAGCTTTTTCTCCTCGGCTTCTATTACTTTCATGGCCGCCTCATAATCCTCCTTGTTTGTGAGTTTCTTCAGCGCCTTGCGTTTCTCCGCTATGCTGTTTTCCAATTCTTCCACCGAACCGGAAACTACGGTATTGATATTTGTTCCCTCCTTGATACGGGCGGCTTTATCCTGAAACTCTTCCGCACGTTTGAGGGCATCCTCTTCCGCATCATAGATGTCCTTGAGCTTTTTGTTGTAAGCTACGGAAGCAGGGTCGCTACCGAACTGGTTGGTGGAACCTCCGCCGAAGAACTTGTGGATTTTACCGCCGGCACCGAACCATGGACGGTGGGATTCCGCACCTTCCGCTTTCAGCTTGTCGGCCTTATCGCTCTCCTCTACGGCCTTGTCAAGCCATTTCCGGGCCTTCTGTTCCAGTACGAGCACCTCGATATAGTCGGAACTCTTTTTCATAAGCGTATCGTACCATTCGCTCAATGTCTGGTAGTAGCCGAACGTTTCGCCGTATGTACGGTTGAGTTCGGTTACCTTTTTGCGTTCCTCCTCCTTGCTTCCCTTGAACTCCTTTACGGACTTGATTACCCTGTCCATCTCAAACCGGCTTTTCACGAATGTGGCATTCGCCTCTTTTTCCACCTCATAGGTTTCCCGCATGGATTCACGCAGTTCATCCATAGCGTTTTTCCCGCCAAAGAGCCCCTTTATCCATTCTCCTATTTCTTTACCGTATACCACCGTCAGCGTAATAAGCGCGGCCAGTGCCGTTTGCGGGGAGAACAGCGAAGCTGCCACCTGTTTCCATACCGGGGTCGCCTTCTTTCCTGCGGCCGTCATGAGCTCGTATTCCTTGCGAGCATTGCTCACGGCGTCCGTAAACATCGGGATGTTGTTGGATATGGCCAGGAAGAACATCTGCGGCCCCATGGCCAGCGAGGGAAGCTCCCGGGCGATCTGTGCCATGGTCATTCTGACCTGGTTCAGCTTCGGTGCCGGGTCATGCGCCACAAGGGGCGTCTCGCCGGCCTGTCTCTTGGCGGCCTCGTATGCCTTTATCTCATCCTTCAGGCCGCCGATGACACCTTTGAGCGCCTGTATGTCGGCGAGTTCCCTGTCACCGGCAAGGCCCTGCTTCTGCAGCTGCCTGTACTGTCTCTCCAGCTGCTTGAGCTCGCCCTGCAGACGTTCGACCATCTGCCTGTTGAAGCTCTCCAGGGCGGCTATGTTGCCCTCGGCCGACTTCATGCCGGCAAGCGTCCTGTCATCCAGAAATATTTCAAGCTTGATAGGCTGCATTTCTTATAGCGGTTTATTATGTGACAAACAGTTTTCATTCCTCTTCCTCCATGCTCCTGAAGAACTCCAGGGGCGACATGTTTTCCGGGGTACCGCCGCTGCGGGCGGACATCTCCCGGGAAAGTTCGGCGGGCGTCTTTCTGCGTGCGGGAATATGCCTGGGACAGTCCCGCCACATCAGCATGAGCGTCGGATAGTTCACCCCGTGCAGGATATACCTTATGCTCCAGCCCGTATCGCGGGCTATCTGTCCTATCAGTCCGAACGGGCTATGTGAAGGCTCCATATAGCCCTTTAACTCCCGTTCTATCCTTTTCCGTGGCTCAGCAGGGGCGACATCGGGTTGATTGTCTCCGCCAATCTGATAATATTTCCGAAAGGGACAGTACCAAACATGCGCACGACTATTATCCAGGCTTCCTCAAGGGCGGCCGGGTGCATCCAGTGCCGGAGCATCCAGGCTACGGGGCGGTTCAGCAACGGGGAGAGGATACGCCCCCGGACGATACCGCAGGCCACCATGCGGCTCACGCCCACCCCGTGGCGGGTGATGAACTCCACTTTCTGCTCGAAGTCATATTCCTTCACCTCGTCATACCGGACTCCCAGTTTCAGGTACATCCGGCCGATATTCAGCAGGCTCGCATAAGTGGGGACACGCATCACCCAACGGATATGCCTTCCGCCGGGAAGGCGCAAGGGAAGCGAGATGCCCCCGTCCTGCATTACCCTTTCCGAGAGGATTTCCATTTCAAGGCGCTCCATACGCGTCAGGCTTCTTCAGACGGTTTCGGTTTGCCGGTTTCAGGATCGATGCCGGGGGCGAATATCTTCATCCGCTTGCCGTTCTCATCCTTCATAACCTCGATGTTGAGCTGGACGGAGAGTACGCCCTGGGAGTTCACGCCGCCGCCGAAGTCATTGCCGGTGACTTTCGCCTTGTAAAGGCGGATGGTATGGCCGCTGTCACAGACAATATCCATGACACCCGTCTTCTCCCATTTCTCGGGCGGCTCCCAGTTGCCCTGGTCATCCTTGCTCCCTCCGATTGTATTCACAAGGTTTTCAGCCGACATGTCAATCAGGTTGCCCGTAAAGGCCTTCTTTCCCGGATTGCTCGTGATTGTCGCCACAGGGCCGTCCTTTACCTGGGCGGCGTAGATGTCCACCTGGGTAGCGGCGGTACCCGCAGGGGTGACTCCCTGTTCGTCGAACCAGCCGATTTCAAGGCCGCAGAATTTGACCTGCGACATTCCGAATATTAATTTATCCATGTTTATTCCAAGTTTAAGGGTTAATAAATCGCCGTCTGAGTATTCCCAGCAGAAGGGCGGCGACGGCCGTACGCCCGATCCATATCTGGAACCACTGGAAGCCGGTAGGTTCATGTACCGTTTCAGGTGGTGGTTTCTCCTTCTCCCTGAAAAGCTCGTTACGGATGCGTATGTTCTCTTCGGTAAGGATGAGTATCTGCCGGGCCAGGCTGTCGCAGGCAGCCGTCACTTCCAGGCTGTCTTCCGATATGCGGGTGACATTCACCGTAGCCTGCCCGCTGCGGCGGCTAAAGCCTGTGCCCACCGGAATCAGTTCCAGCATATCCGTCGGGAATTTCGTCTTCGCCATGCTGGGCGGAACAGGCTGCTGCAGGAGAGCGAACCCGCTTCTGCCCGAGAGGCTGTCTTTTTGGCTGTGCTCGTTCCGCACCAATGGCTCCGGACTTCTGCAGCTCGCCACGGATAGGGCAGTCAGCATAATGCCGGCAAGTAGAAGCCCTCTGAATGGTACGGTTAAGTTCCCGCACTGCCTTGTAGAGTTTAATATTCTCATTCTGTAAGTCTATTAATGTTCCTGACAGGTTGTCGTACATTTCCTTATAGGCGTCGTTCCGCTCCTTGGCGGCGAGTACCTTGTTGTTCTCCCGATGTCTCAGCCATGCCCAGAGGGAACCGGCAATGCCGCTCGGCACAAGCCATTGGAGAATCTGCATTATCAGGTCTGAATTCATGGCTGGAAATCATTAAGGGTTATCAATCATCAGAGCAGTTCCCATCCCGCTTCCACGTCCGCCGTTACTGCCGGCACTCCGTTTTCCACCTGTGAGATGGCGGCGGCAAAAGCGCACATGGTTACCCGGTCGTTCACATCGGGCACATACGTGTTCGGAACCTGCATCTCCCGGCACACCCGGCTGATATAGCCGGAAGTGTTGTTTTCCACAGGAGGCGCCCAGCGGTTGATGAAGTCCGCTATCGTACGGCAGCCGTTGTTACGGCGGTAGTTCTGTAGTAACTTTATCAGGGCACGATAACCGTAGGCCATCGTACGGAACTGGCAGAAAGACCTGTCACGCGAGGGGCGGATTTCCCCCTGCCACACAGTACGTGACAGGCGGATGTTACCCGGATTATTGTTGCGTAAACCTCGTGCTGCCATCATTCTCCGATTTCTGAGGTTCCGATACTGATGTAAGCATTTCCGTCATACATCAACGTAGTCACTTTGCTTGCCGCACAGGCAACCTTGCCGATGGTCTGGGCATTGGTGCTGGCATTCCTGACGATGAGCAACGAACCGGCCTGCACCCGGGTGTCCAGTTCAAAAGTGGTTGCTGCGGTTTCGGCGGCAATATCCACTATTTGCGGATTGCAGTCGTGCACCAGCGACTTACCTTCAGTTTTACGGGTTACAGCGACCGGGAACGGTATCTGTACACAGCGGTCACCTTCTTCTGTATAGGGGGCGAAGAAGTCAAAGCTTCTCCGCGATTTCATATTGATATAGCTCATTGTTCTTTAATTTTTAGGGTTAGGATTTCTTGGTGGTAAACATGGCACCCAGATACTTGCCTGTAATAGGCAATGCGATGCCGCGCATATTGAAGCCCAGGACATCACCACGGTATTCCGGATCATTCAGGCGGTAGTACATGTCCTCCATGCTCTTGGCACGACAAACTGCATCACGGTACCATACTGTGGAGGCGATAGCGTCCGTATCGCGGACAGGAGCACCCCATTCCACCTTCTCACCCGTAGTACCGTTGTATTTAGGCACCATGGAAGTGACGTGAATTTTGAAGCCGAACATGGAACCGGTAGAGAAGAACGTCTTGAACATCTCCAGGTCTTGAAGCTGCAAGTCGGTAGCATGGTACGGATGCAGTGCCAGGATACGCCCTTCTTTTGGAACCAGCATCATGTCGAGCTGGGTGGAGAGCGCCAGAACCTTTTCATAGGTCATGGCCACATAACCGGTACCCTGTTTGCTGGCATTGCCGTCGTTGATTTTTATAACCGGGGTAGTTTCACTATCCTTCTTGGGCGCCCAGTTGTAGATGGCCAGCTCGGAAAACTGCATCTGCAGTGACTTCTGGTGTCCGGCGGCCACGCTTCTACGTTTTTCGGCGGATTCTTCGATTTCGATGGCGTTGATATGTACGGTGTTTTCCGTATCGAAACGTTTCATCGGAATCTTGTAGGGTTTGTCACCACGGGCGACTACCGGTATCGGATATACCTCATTGTCGATGAATACTCTGGGGTCGATACCCGCTTCCTGCAGGTTCAGGTACTCGTTATCGGTCCACATGCTGAAATCACGCGAGTCGGAAACGAACGAGGTTTCCGGATAGAACTTCTCGATAATCTCGGGAATCCAGATTTCCTTGTTAAGGCCCTCCGCCAGGCAGCCGGTAAGTTGCAACGGAACCAGCGAAAGCCCCATCTGGATGCCGAACATCAGGTTGTGGTCGATGCCGATACTCTGGGCAAACAAGCCTGAAGTGGCGAAATTGAACAGCAACGCTGTGAGCAGTGAAAAGATGAATTTTGTCTTCATTGTCTTTTTATCTTTATGTTTATAAAATGATTATTCCGGGTATTTACCGTAGGCTTCACGGAACTTCTCCCGGTAGAGGTCCCTGTCCTTTTTAAGTTCCTTGAGCATATCCTTCTCCAGGATCTCCTTGAAAGACATGTCTGCCAGCTGCACGTTTCCTCCGGCCTTTCCCCCAGTCTGTACCTGGGAACTGACGGACTGACGTACGGAAATGGAACTGAGGCGTACTTCGGCCTTTGCAAAATCAACGGCAAAGTCCTCCAGCCAACTGTCACGTCCTTTGGCGTCAATGCGCCCGTCTTTCACTGCCGCGTCCACCAGTGCGACGGCTTTCTGTTTATTGGCTTCCTTCTCCTTCGTCTCAAAGGCTGTCACACGTTCCTGCAGTGTCTGTTTTTCGCTCTTGAGCGTGGCGTTCTCGACCTGCAGGTTGTCACGCAGGGTAATCAAGTCCTGTACGGCTTCCCGGACAGCCTGGTCGGATGCGGAATCCGACAGTTTCAACATCTGTGTCAAATAACTCATATTGTTCTCTCTTTTATGGTTAATACTGAATTCCTTATCCATCAGCCTGACAAGCGCCTGCCTGTCAGACAAGTCTATACGTTTGTTTGTCGCGCGGTCATACATGGCAAGGGCATTGTGGTTGGAACCTATGGGGCAGACAGACACCTCCCGCATGGTCCACCTTGTGGCGGTGGGTCCCGTCTGTCCCGGAAGTTTCAATGCGGGATCATCGCTGATCTCTTCAGGCGGCCAGGTGCCGATACTGGCCATGCGCAGGAAGTCGCGCTCCACCTTGCCGGCTATCGTACGTCCTTTTTCGTCTTCCTCGTCGAATACAACGTCCACCAGAATCCTGCCGTCCTCCACACGCACGTTCTCACCGCGCCCTATCGGGGTTTCCCAGTCATTATGGTTATAGAGTACCACGGGATTCTTTTTGAATTCTTCCAGGTTGGCCCCCGAAGTCAGCATGCGGAAACCGTAAGTGTTTACGGATTCGTCATGTACACAGAATGTATATGCTTTGCCCATTGCTTTTCTCATTTTGTTTGCTGCAAAATTCAGGGATAAAAAGAAGGTGTGCAAATCGCCCTGTAACAGTTTCCTACCGAGTGGAAACTGTTTACCTGTAGACGGAAACTGTTGCAGGCGGATTATTTTAATCGGTATGCGCTGCCTAACTTTGTACTGTAATAATCAAGAGAATAAATATGTCCAAGACACTAACGAATCAACAGAAAAAGGACTGGGCGAAGATGCTCTACATGCAGGGAGAACTGCAAAGCAGGCAGATAGCCGAAAAGGTGGGTGTCAGCCCTGTCACCATGAGTAAGTGGAGCAAGGAGGGTAACTGGGAAATGCTGCGGGCGGCCGTCACCACCACGCGGGAGGAACAGATACGCAATCTCTACATGCAGATAGCGGAAATGAACAAGGCCATAGCCGAGCGTGGTGACAAGTATGCCACTTCCGCCGAAGCCGACACCATCAACAAACTCTCCGCCGCCATCGCCAAAATGGAAGGGGACTACGGCATAGCCGATATCATCAGCGTGAGCAAACAGATCCTTTTCTGGCTGCGCAAGCGTGACCCGCAGAAGGCAATCGAACTGAGTTATTATTTTGACGAATTTGTAAAGGAGAAATTAAGGTAACGCCATGGCAAAAAAGAGACTGACAGGAAACAACAGGACACTCTCCGACGACTGGGAAGAAACCCTGAGGCAGATACGTACACAGACCGCCGTAGACTTCACCATGACCGGAGAAGAAAAGGCAAGGAAATTGCGCGAACTGGAAGCGGACCCTGTAGCATGGGCGAAGTTCATGTTTTACAGATATGCCAAATACGAGTTTGCAGGATTCCAGAAGAAAGCCATCAGGCGCATCATCGGGCATTCCGACGGGAACTGGTACGAAGTGCTGAGCTGGGCGCGTGAGCTGGCAAAGTCCACCATCGTGATGTTCATCGTGCTGTACCTGGTCATCGTGAAGAAAAACAAGCGGTGCGTCATCATGACCTCGGCGACCAATGACGGCGCAAGGAAGCTGCTGAACCAGTACCGGGCGCAGTTCGAGGCGAACGAGCGGCTGAAATATTTCTACGGCAACCTCATCGGTGACAAATGGACGGAGGACTATTTCACCCTCAGCACCCGCGTGTCGTTCATGGCGATGGGCTGGGGACAGTCACCGCGCGGAGTCAAAATGGACGAGGTACGCCCGGACGTATTGCTCATGGATGACTACGATACCGACGAGGAATGCCGCAATCCGGAGATAGTGAACAACAAATGGAACTGGTTCGAGCAGGCGCTGTTCTTCACCCGCTCCATCAGCGAGGCGCTGCTTACCGTCTGGACGGGGAACGTCATCGCAAAGGACTGCTGCGTCTCACGTGCAGGTAACAAGGCAAGGGAACTGGCAGCAAGGGAGAAGCCTATCGGAAACTGGGATATCATCAATATACGCATGGTGGATATCAATAATCCCGATCCGCAGGCGGATTACCAGTTCGGAACGTCCGTATGGCCGGAAAAGAACACTGAGGAGACGATAGACGAGGTGCTGGCACAGGTGAGCCTCGCCAGCGGGCAGAAGGAGTGTTTCAATAATCCGGTGGTGGAGGGTTCCTACTTCAAGGAGATACGCTGGGGAGAATGCCCGCCCATAGGCAAGCTCAAATATATTGTCAGTTACGGGGACCCGGCACCGAGCAACACCACCGGCAAGAAGGCGAAGAAGAACTCCTTCAAGGCGAATTTTCTCATGGGGCTATACGAGGGAACGCTGTATGTATATACCGGATATCTGCGGCATGTCACCAACGACGAGTTCGTGAACTGGTATTACTATCAGCGGGACTACGTAAGGGAAAGGACGCAGCAGAGGAACTACATAGAGAATAACAAACTGCAGGATCCGTTCTACCAGCAGGTATTCGTTCCTCTTTTCCTTGCAAAAGGGAAGGAAAAAGGACATTACATCAGTATCTCACCCGACGGGCGTGACAAACCCGACAAATTCGTGCGTATAGAAGGGAACCTGGAACCGTTGAACAGGGCGGGAAGGCTCGTTTTCAACATACGGGAGAAGGACAATCCGGACATGCAGCGGCTGGAGGAACAGTTCAGGCTGTTCGACGACGGACTGCCGGCACCGGCAGACGGACCGGATGCCATTGAAGGGGGATATTACATGTGCCAGCAGCTGAACGCCCACATGGAAGCCGGAAGTTACTGGATAGGAAGACGCCCCCATAACAAAAAAAGAATGTGACAAACCATTAAAAATAAAAATATATGGCTTATTTGGAAGTAGAGGAAATGACAACCCACATCTATGAGGAGGATATGGATACCATCAGCCATGGCGATGATGCGGCGATGATGTCGGCCATAGACGCCGCCATAGAGGAGGTACAGGGATATCTTACCAAGTACGATACAGGAAAGATATTCGCCGCCAGGGGAAAGGAACGCAATCCCATATTGCTGCTCTTTGTAAAGGATATAGCCGCCTGGCACTTCTGTAATATCTGTAACGCCGGAGTGGATATTGAAATGCGCGAAAAGCGCTACGATCGTGCCATTGAATGGCTCAGGAACAATCAGAACAGGCAGAACCCGAACCTGCCGGCAGCACCGGAGCAGCCGGGACGGCAAGAGTGCAGGTGCTGCGGGGAAATAGCATTCGGAAGCAACAGGAAACGTGACAACCACTTTTAAACGGAAACTTTATGACAAACAGGAAAAGGAAAGAACGGCAGGAAAAACCTGTGTCCAGGAAGGCCGTAACACCGGTATACAATCAGATACTGGTGCAGCCCGTGCACAGGGGAATAAACGACATAGGCACATGGAAAAGTGCGCTCAGGGCGGCTGACATGGGGCTGCGCAGCAAACTGTACGACCTGTATGAGGACATACTCATGGACGGGACTGTGACGGATGCCATCGGCAAACGTATAGAGGCGATAACCGACTGCGATATTAACTTTACGGTAAACAGGAAGGAAGTACCACGGATAACGGAACTCATAGATACTGTGGAGTTCGAGAACCAGCTGAAAGAGATCATGTGGAGCCTTTTCTGGGGAATATCCGTAGACGAATATTCTTTCGTGAACGGGTTCGACTTCAACAGCATACCGCGCAAGCACATACGTCCCAAAGAGAAGCTGATACTGCGGCGCCAGTACGATACGGACGGGATCAGTTACAGCGATGACGGTATGATCATACAGTGGGGAGAGGATAATGACCTTGGGCTCTTGCTGAAAGTGGCTCCCTATGTGATATACAAGCGCGGGGGATTCGGGGACTGGGCACAGTTCGTGGAACTCTTCGGGATGCCGCAGCGCATAGGAAAGTACAACAGCATGGACGAACAAAGCAGGAGGCTTCTCATACAGGCATTCGAGGAAGCGGGATCGGCACCGTACATTGTCATCCCGAAAGAGAGTGACGTGGAACAGACGACACTCAGCGGAAGCAGCAACGGGGCGCTCTATAACGATTTCCGCAATGCCTGCAACGAGGAGATACTCATAACCGTACTGGGACAGACCATGACCACCAAAGACGGTGCGTCGCTCTCGCAGAGCAAGGTACATCTGGAAGTGCAGGAGAAGAAACACCGCAGCGACCGGCGTTTTGTCATACGCATGCTGAACAAATACCTTGTACCGCTGCTTGAAAGCAGGGGATATCCGGTACATGGCGGAAAGTTCTCATTCGTGGACAAGAAGGACGAGCTTACCGTAAGTGACCTAAAAACGCTCTCTACGATGATTCCTATTCCCCGCAGTTACGGCTATGAGAAATACGGCATCCCCGAACCGAAGGACGGGGAGGAAGTGTTCATGGGGGCACCAGCCGATACGGGAAATGATGACCGGCCGGCCAAAGCGGTAAAACCACAGGTCAGGAATGGTACACCCGTAGGAACGGTGGAGAATGCCGATGAACGTACGCTTTGGGAAAGGATAAAATCTTTTTTCGTGGCGGCCCCGCATCCGGGCGGGGCTGGCATAATCCGCATGAGTGATACCTCCCCCCTGGATGAAAGGCTCATCGCTGCCGTATGGAACGGTGAACTGGCAGGTTTCAGTCCGGAGCTTTTCCGGTTCTTTGCCGAAGACTTTTTAAAGGCTGTTCGAACGGCATTTGAAGAAGGACCGAGAAATGCCGATGTGGACGTGGCCTACAAGTTGTCGGATGACCTGTTCCGTATGGCGATGGAGCAGAACCTGTTCCATTTCTCCGCTGCCAAGACGCTGGCGGAAATACAGGAACTGAACAGGCTCTTCCGGGAAAGCGGAAACTTTGGTGAGTTTCACCGCAGGGCAAAGGAAACCACCGAAGTGTTTAACAAGACCTGGCAGAGGACGGAATACGAAACGGCGGTGCTCACAGCCGAAGGTATGTCTACCTACCGGAAATTGCGGACCAGGAAAAAGGTATATCCTTTCTGGGAGTACCTGACGGTGAATGACGGCAGGGTACGTGAGGAACACATGAAGCTTCATGGGGTCATCCTGCCCGAAAATGACCCGCGATGGAACAAAATATACCCGCCGAACGGTTGGGCCTGCAGGTGCCTCGTGACCGGACGGATGAAGCACCAGGTAAAGGTCGATCTTGAAGAGATGCGCCGGCGTGTGGACGGCTTCCTGAAAACGGCCGAATGGAAAAAGGCCGAGGCGCAAGGCTGGGGAGTGAACCGTTGTGACTCGGCACAGGTATTCACAGCCGACCAGATGTACATCCGCAAGTTCCCGCAGCAGGCATCGTCCTATCTGAAGGACATGACCGCCGAACGCTGGAACCTGCCCGGGGTACAGGCCATGAAGAGGGACGCTTCAGGAAATATCCCTGTCAGTGGGCGGAGTGAACAGGAGGTATGGGAAACATACGCCGAAGACGGAAGAATCGTACTGACGGATTATGATGGCCGGAAAGTCATTGTCGAGAAAAAACAGTTCGACAGCCATACTGCAGGCAAGGGACGGGACAACCGCATAAGATACTGGGATGCCATGCTGGAAACCCTGCACGCCCCGGACGAGGTGTGGCTCAATGATGAGATAAAGCATGATCTGCTTGATACCTATTGCCTGTTGAAATACTACAGGGATGAGGCACTGGCCGTAAACTACCGGATAGAAGGGGAAAAGCTGGTGCTGAAGACCTGGTATGTCATGCAGACACGCACACCGGGAAACCGGAAAGTAAACCTTAAAAAGGAGATATGGGACAAACGCCGCAGGGGGCTGCTGATAAAAAAGCGTCGGAGCGCATCCTCGCGTCCGTCCGAACCGTAAAGGTGGAACGATGCCGTCGTTCCTCCGCCCGTTCGGATTGGATGGCCGGTGTTGCACTCCTTCTTGGGGCTGATCCTGCCTGGCGCTGTCGATTCTCAGACCTTGCAAATCCCCCTTGCACCCCCGGGGTGTTGGATGCGTGTTGTCTCCCCGTCAGGACAGGACTTCGATGCAAATATAACCATTTTAAAATGTAAAGCAATGGATTTCAGCAAGGAATTGGAACAAAGGGTGAAAGAAGCCATAGAGGCGGTACCCGAAGCGGTGGCTTCCACTGCAAAACGGTACTTCCTGGAACGTTTCTCGGAAAAGGCGTTCGACGGGGAACCATGGAAGCCATGGGGTAAAAGATACAAGCCCGGAAAGGGGACACTGCTTGTACAGAGTGGAGCCCTGCGTAAGAGTATCGACGTTGACGAGATCAACGCCCGCAGGGTGGTCATTACCGCCGGTGGTGACAGGGTGCCTTATGCACGTGCCCATAACGAGGGATTCTCCGGCAGCGTAGTGGTAAGAAGCCATGAACGTGTGTCCAAAAAAGGGAAGCCGTACGTGGTGAAACAGCACACCCGGAAAATGCTGGTACCCCGCCGCCGGTTCATGGGAGAAAGCCATGAATTGGAAACACTCATAAAAAAAGATGTGGAACAACTGTTTAAAAATACAATGGAACGATGAAAAAAGAAATCTTGAAAACAGTAATGGAACGTATTCGTGAAAAAGTGCCGGAACTGCGCTGGGTGGATGCTGACGAAGGGCAGCTGGATTTCCAGGACAGCCGGCCGCCTGTGGCATTCCCGTGCTGCCTGGTGGAACTCAGCTATCCGGGAGCGGAAAACATGTCGGCGGCACATCCCGGAATGCAGCGTGTACAGGTTTCCCTGGAGCTGAAAATCGGCTTTAACGACTGTGCCTCGTTCAATGTGAACAAGCCACTGCAGGTGCAGGAGACGGCTTTCGCAAGGCTCGATATGGTAGAAGCGCTGCATAGGGCGGTACAGGGATTCAAAATGGAGAACTGCGCCAAATCATTCAGAAGAGCGCGGTGCAGACCGCAGAAGAGACCGGACGGGCTCAAAGTCTATGAGGTTGTATATACAGCCGATTTTATAGACAATATATAAGGTTACCATTTCCAGCTGGGAAACATACGGCGGAGCTGGCGGACAGTGGCATGGGTGCTGCAGAGCCATTCGAAGAAGTCGGCGCATTCAAGCCAGGCGTTGTTGATGGTACGCTCGTCGACGAAGAACTCGTTTTCCGCGAGGATGATCATCACGTCGTCAAGACGGCGGCGCATAATCTCGCGCCAGTAGTACAGGCGGGCGGTCATCACACGGTTACGCAGGCGGATACGCTCGCCGCGACTCGCAGCGCTGCGACGCAACGGAGTGCTTGAAAGTTTGCCGCACCGTTCGTTGAAACCGAGCTTGCCGCATGGAAAAAGTTCTAACTGACTGCCCATATCCTGAAAAATGAATTGTAACCCCTGAATACTCTGAAAACCTGATACAAAGATACGTAGTATGACACATATATGCAACAAAGAACGCCATATCAAATATTACGGCGCTTTCTAAGGCGGGAAAATAAAGCAGCCGTTACAAGATTACTTGCAGCGGCTGCACTTCCTTACAGGGCTTAAACGGCACTGTCTCACTCTGTCTGTTGATAATAACCGCAATACCCGTCCTCATGTATATTCAGGTCTATAAAAGGAATCAGGCAGCATTTGGATATATTGTCTAAACTCATGGTACGATAATAATATTTACAGTTACCGCATTGCCTCGCTTCTTCACGATATTCCATACGTTTAAGCAACTCGGTTCGGAGCTCAGGGTCCGTCAATTTGAAATCTTTCTCTCTGTCCATAATTTTTATTTTTTTCTGTTATCTGTAGAATATAAATTTATGTTCTACGTAGACACATTTGTTTTCCCTGCAGTATTTCTCGACAGCTTTACGTGTCTTGAATATCTTCTCTTTGCCGTCCTTGTCCTTGACGGACGTCATACCAAGTTCCTCACTGACTTTCAGAGGAACGAAAAATGTTTCGGTCATAAATCGTTTCATTGCCTTTTGTCTTTATCGTTCATATTATTTGCCGCATAACACCCTAAAACCTTCTTATAGGATATGATACTGACAATACTGTCGCTGTCATGCTCCACAAGGATGGTCCATTGCCCGGTTCTGCCGTCATTGAACACGTCCATCCGGACCGGACGGCTACGGGGATACTTTTCATTCATCATCATTATCCTGTGCTCAATATCGCATTTTAGTGCCAGGAGCGAACTCTCGTCCTCTATCAGGTGGTGCTCAAATTGCTGCACGTATATCTGCAGCTCACGGCCTTTCCTGTTAACGTTTGCGTAGGTTTTGATGTAGTCTATAAAATAACTCATAATTTACTCCTTTCTTTATCTGTCATTTTCTGAAATATATCATCAATCAATCCTTTAATCTCACAGACATAGCTTTCCATGTTCCATCCTTCCAACCGGCACACCAGCAAGTCAAACTCTATTTCCTGGAGCAACTTTACTTTGAAGCTCTCGCGGGCAAAGGCGTTTACCCTTTGACGTACCTCCCGGCTGATCATCGGGCCCTCTTTGGGCTCTTTGCCCTTGGGGACGGATTCTCTTGCGGGAGGGTGGTTGGCTGTCATACTGTCAACGGGAACACCCGAAGCTTTTACAAGGATTCTTATTCCACCGTTTAAAATACTTCTCCCGTTCGTATAGAAATCATATCCGGACAGGGGCGAACCGGTATGTCTGTCAATGGAGAAACCTTCAGAAGGTTCATCGTAAAGCACCCAGCCCATGTACTTATTCATATTCTATTTGGTTTTAAATCAATCGCCTTCCATCCCGTTCACGAATTTCCGGTACTCCAGTTCCGTTTTGGCAAGGTTTATCAGCGTGTTCACACCCTGGAATACCTGCTTTGCCTGGCTGACATGCTCCGGAGAGGATTTGACATTCTCAATCTGCTGGAGTACCGTATCACGGAGCTTTTGGATGATACCGGGGTTCACCGTTGATACTGCATCCAGCCGTTTGTTGGCAAGTACGATGACTTGTGTCGTAACGGGTTTGAACTGTTCCAATTTAGCCGGAAGATTGATGTAATTGAAGACAAGCGTCTTGCCGTTGTTCAGGTAGATTTCCACCTCATCGCCGTCATCACCGGTTCCCTCGCAGTAACCCAGTACGACGACCTCTTCATTCCTGTACAGGTATGGCTTGTTCACCATTCCCTGCAGACGTTCGAGTGTATTCATTATTGATTGTTTATTGGTTGGTTATTGATTGTTCGATTCATTGATAGCCCTTGAAAGGCGCCCCTTCAGATATACGAGTTCCTTTACCTCTTCGGGCAGGTTGTGCAGGCTATTACGCTGCATGAGCTCGGCATTGCTGATACATTCCAGGTTCTCAAGTGTGCAGTTCAGCGTATTGCCGTCGCGGAAAACGATATTGTAGCCTTTCGGAACCGGGCCATGCGCCTGTTGCCATAACAGCACATGCTTTGGTATCCATTTCCCCAAAGAGATACGCACATAAACGTACCGGTGTCCGTTTTTGTCTTTACGGATACTCTCGGCACCGTCATAAAGCGTATTGTCGGGCATGTGCCCTTTTTTAAACATGGTGGCCGAAACTTTAGCATATACCCCGGCATTCATTTTCCTGCCTTTGTTGGCCGGCACGTGCCCCTTTGGAAAACGGTGTGCCGTTCCACTGTCGGCAAGCTGCCTTGACATCTCACTCCGCAGTTTTTTCAAATACTCCGGAGACTTCTTGAGTCCAGACGGTCGGCAAGGTTGTAAACGGAAGCGGCCGATATTCCAAAGAGACGGGCTATTTCTTTTGTTGAGCAGTGAGGGTACAACCGGGTAATTTCAGTTTTCTCGGCCTCTGTGTAGATATGCTTTTTCATGATTGCTATGGTTTTGAAAGTTATTTTACCGTATACAGCCTGCAGCCTGTCTTCTCCTTTGCCCTTAAAAGGAAACTGGCGGCTTCATCGCATTCGGGAAGTTCCTACAATATAGGAGGTCCAATGTCATTCATGCCATTAGCTGGAGTTTTATGCCCTCAATGTGGGTATGTTAGATTATTCAATCTAAAGATTTTGGGCATTGTCTGATACGGAATTTACTGTTCCATTATCAGAAATTGAAAAAATGGTTGATTCATCAGTTAGCTGATTCTCTACAAGTCTGCACTGATGAATTACCTCTTCAATATCCTCCTTTGTTTTTATTCCGATAGCTTCTATGCTAAATAAATATTCATGCTTCTTTTCTTGTCCTTCAATTATTAAAGCCTGATTCTCTTTCTTAGTTATAAGTCTCATAATATACTACGCTTACCTATACAGCATTAGGTTCAAGTTTTATCAGTTTTGAATTACTGTTTAAATTCCGGTAAAATACCGAGGTATAAGTACTCTTCGTTATAGGAAGTTTCAAGTTTCTCTCTTACAATGTTGCAAGCAACTTGAAAGCCAGCCATATAATCTACTTGAGAAATAGTTCTACCTGAATATTTCTCCGCCATTTCAAATACTTCTTTTTTATTCATTACCATTTTTACTTATGCTAATTGAATCCCATAATTTGCACCTTTTTTCACCCACGTAAAAGAACCTTTAATTCTGCCTTTTACCATTTTCTTAATAATATCTTCAGTGTCACTCATAAATACCTGATACCTTACCTTTTGCTCACGCCACCCTTTATCTTTGTCCTCATAGGGGACAAGAATTAAAACGGCGGAAGAACGTCCACGCTCATAGCCTGCTATGTACAAGTCAGCTTCAAATACATAGTTTTCTCTTTCTTCATTATAGGCATCTCCATCCCATTTACATGGCACGCCATGTAAAAAGTGCATTTTCCAAGTTTGTTTCTTCATTTCTTTATATTCTGTTTCCAGCCATTCAACCGGTAGACCTCACGCCGGGCTTCCTCTTTCGTGAGGAACTGCCCGACTTTGGTCCCAGTGGAACCGGTGGCGTCACGCCGGATACGGTACACCACCCAGTTCCTGCCATGCGGCCGATATTCGTAATACTCCTCAGGCAGATTGCGCATCGTTCTCTTTTTTGGGCTCCACATAGAAAGTCTCTTCCTGTACAACCTGTACGCCGATCTTCGGGAAAAACTCAGCAACTTCCGGGTTATCCCGGTCAGCCAGCAGCTTGTCTTTTGCCAGCTCGTCCGTTGTACGGATATATTGCGGCAACAATTCCTTGCAGATGTTGGTTACTGCTGCCCAGGTAAAACCTTTCAGGTTCTTCAGCTTCGGTGTGCCGGTACGGAAACCGAATACGCCATGAGCACTCTCGAGGCTTTTCCGCTTGGAGAATAGTTCTTCCTTGTTTTCTACGGCGTACGCCTGCATGATGTCAAAGTTCTTTTCCTTCGTGGCAGACAGCTCTGCCAACTGATCCGCATATTTCTCGCGGATACGCGTCATCTCAATATCCATTTTTGAGGTAAGGTTCTGTACTTTGGCGTCGGCCGCTGCAAAGTCTGCGAATGCCTGTTCTGCCTGTTCGCGGGTGATACCGCTGACTACTGTTTTCTTTGTTCTTGCCATAATAAATGTTTTTTTATAGGGTTAATAATGTAATTTCTTTCTTCTGTCCCGGTTCTGCTTGCGCCAGCGCTCCTTAGCGGCTGCCGTCTTGGCCGGAGTGCTGTTTCCCTCCTGTTCCTGTTCCAGATGGGCGAGTCGTATCTGCTCGGCCCTGTACTCGTCAAGCAACCGGTCGAATTCGGCCACCGGAAGGGGAACGGGACTTCCAAGCAGTTTTTCTTCCAGGATATTGATGCGTCCGCGGCATTCGGAAAGCCGGTTCTCCAATTCCCGGTAACGTTCGGTGGTGTTGTAGGCGGCAGGCATGGTTATAATGTATCGCGAAGTTTCCTGATTTTCTTATCCAGTTCCCGGCGGCTGTAATAAGTGAACTTTCCTTTCCTATAACAGTGTACCAGTCCGCGGGAGGCATAGCCCTTGATTGTATTCTTGCCGCATGAGAGGTAACGGCAGGCCTCGTTCTGTTTCATCAGGTCATCCATATCGGCATCCTCGGGCAATGGAAGAGGCGTACAATCACCGGGAGCAGCTTTACGGCGTAAACCTGTCCAATGTTCCAGGCGTTCGATGCGGGCCAGTAAACGGTTGAACTCTTTGCGTGAGAGCATTATCGTATCACCCTCTTCGTCTACTACACCTAATGTTCCGATGGCGGCAAAGTCCGCCGCTGTCATGTTCTGTACATCCGGTATCAGTTCTTCCAGACCGATATGTCCGGCAGAAAACCGGGCGGCATCGCGGGCGGCGAAGAACATCTCTTCGTCACGATTCTCTTCTGCAACTTCCATGACGTATTTCTGGAATACCTGTTGTTCGGTCATGCTGCCCTGCAATACCTCGGCCTGTACAAGACTGAGCCGGTCGGCTTTACGAGTCAATATCGCCACAGCCTGTTTGATTTCATTTTTCGTTCTCATATTGTTTCATTTTTCTGTTTCTTTTCCTCACGCCGCATCCAAGCTTCCAGCTGCTTCTTGGTATCCTGTAACTCCCACAGTTTCATGGCGGTAACATCCTTGCGCGCCTTGCTGTATTTCCTCGCCCACATATTGAGCTTCGCAACGTTCATCCGGTATTCGTCTTCATTGTCACTGGTGAAACCCTGATTGAGCTGCGGTATCATGAAAGAAAGGCGGTAGATGTCGCGGAACACACTTTTCGCTTCCGCCAGTTGCATCGCCCTTGTTTTTTCATCCGGTGGGTTCAGCCTTTCCAACAGCTGCCGCGCCTCGTGCATCGTCAGTTCCCGGCTGCTTACCGTACGTCCGGAAGTGAATTCATAGATGCATCCATGCCTGGCATCGTCATCCATACCGATGCGGTGGAAAGTGGCGTGCAAAGCTTTGAGCTGCTGGACACTGATCTGTTTATCCTTATTCGTTTTCATCATTCAAAATCGGTTTTTCTCCGAAATAAATTTCCGCTTCTTCCGGCCAGATATCATAGTATCCTTTCGGGCCTATGAAACGGCCATGGGAAAAAGCACGTTTGCCTTCTACATAGATTTTCAGTGAGGCGTTGTACAAAACCTTCTTGGCTGTACGCCCGTCCGGATTCTGACCGCTGGCATGACTGATGAAGATAAGCAGCTTGTTTCTGTGCTGTTCTTTGAATTTAAGGAACTGTGGGAAGCTCATGTACGTATATTGGAAACTGTCTATTACAACAAAGTCCGGTGATTTCTGGCGTTTCAGGCGCAGACTGAGCTCGTCCATCGATTCACAGACCAATAAAAAACGGCGGTTTGTCTCCAGCATGTTGCTACGTCGTACGGTATTCTGCATGGTCAGGCTGATACCTTCCTCCAAACTGTTGTAAACTACACGACCATATTTGCACAATTCCTTGCAAAGCTTCATTACAAAAGAGGTTTTCCCGCTGCCTGACTTCCCCCAGACTATCCATACCCCCCGGCTTTCAGGAGTACCGAAAGCGTCGTACCATTCACCTTCGAATGGGAGCGTATCAAATTTCATGGACAGCAGTTCACGTACCCCTTTGGCATTACGCGCAAAGGTCCTGGCATCATTCACCGCTTCACTCATTGTTCCGTACCTCCTTTCATCCGTCTGGCTTCCAATATGCGCTTGCAGGCATGTACGACCCGTTTCACCCGGCGAAGGTCATATTCCCCCTGTTGTGCCTCACGCAGTACACGCTTTATTTCGGTCGGCTCTGTCAGCCCGTTGGCCCGGCAGATGGCATACACATCCTGTTCCGTTGCGGCACTCACATCAAAGAACTTGCGGCCGATACGGCTGTTTATCTCCTTGTAACCTTTCTTGTTATAGCGCAGGCCATTTTCCACCCGGCGCTTAATGTAGTCGGTGGAAAGAAAGATGATCCCCGCTTTATTCTCCAGACGGTTGTATATGCTGATGAAGTAGGAAAATACACTGTCCGTCAGTTTGTCTCCTTCGTCAAAAATGATAAGCGGATTTTGAAGAAAGGCTATCATGGAAATGGCATATTCCAGAATGTCACGCAGGTTGGTCCCGTCCACCGGAGCGCCGACCTGTTTGGCGATTTCCCGAACAAAATCGCTCTTTTTCATATCTTCAGAGCAAAGGATATAGAACACATTGCGGTGTGTGCGGCGGTACTCGATGGCGGCGGTCGTCTTGCCGCAACCTGCATCACCCACTACCCAGGTGGTATTCTTGTAGGCCTGTGCGTCTGACATCGCGAAAGTAATCCGCTGGAAGGCATTGCTTTCTGTCAATGTCCAACGGTCCATACTGAAACCGATCTGTGCGGCTATACGGCTGAACATGTCATCACTGATACTGGTGTACTTCTGATTACATATTTGTGATACGGTTGCGGCACTGACACCGTTCAGGCTTTCACTGGCACGGTTCTGGCTGGGATAGTTACCGCAATATTCCAACAGTGCGTCACGTATGGCGTCTTTGTCTTGTTTACTGAGTTCTTTCATTTTTGAATGGTATTTAATTGATTATTGAATACTGGTTAATTATCGCTGAGGAACGACAGGTACATTTCAGCTTCAGTCATGCCGGAAACCTGCTTGGTGTATTCACCCGGGGAGGCGATGCCCGCAGGTTCTTCCTCTGGTTCGGCTTCATAAGTTCCCGGTCCGACACCTTCAGGATAGGCAACCGGGGCTTTCAGCTCCTCGTTGGCGTACTGTTCACGCTGCCGCTCCATGCTCTTCTGTGATTCACCCACCGGAAGGGGCATCACAAGCTTGGTGTAGGCTTCTCCTATGCTCTCCTCAAGCAACAGTTCCTCGCAGGCGATATAGTGCCCGGCAAGAGCACGCTTTTGGGCGCGTATCTGGGCGTAGAGCCGTTCGCTCTCCTCCGTACTGCGTTCTGCGGTAGCACGATGAAAGACGACTTTCGGGGTGGCAGTAGCGGCATACTTCAGCCTGTCGCCCGCACAGACTTCCCACAGTTCTACGGAGGTCATGTCCATGGGATCGTACTTGTAGCGGAAACTGACACCCACATTCTGCATGTGGAAACCCATATCTACCTGTCCGGATTCATCATAGACCATGTAACGGTACTCCTTGTTGTTACGGCTGAATACGAATCCCTGCTTGCCGTACTTCACGCTGTCCTTGCTGAGGAGCTTGAAGAGTTCCTGCACCTCGTATTCGTCCAGCTGTTCGGCTTTCGGGCTGTTGAGGGCCGTGTACATTTCCATACGGGTCATCCCCGTCTCACTAGTGGGATGCGGCATACTGTTCCATTCAAGACGGCATTTCAGATATTGCTCTTTCATCTCTTCCAGAGTAGGGAGTTGCGAGATGTTTTTCATTATCAGGTCGATGTTGACATGACTGCTCTCTTTGGTGGCGGTCACGTTTTGGCCGGTATAGTTGTAGAGCTTGTGCATCACCTGCTGCTGGAAACGTCCGAAAGCGCTTTCGATGGTCTTACTCTGGCCGTTGTGAGGCATGGTGGTCTTGTGCAGGTGGCATATTTTCTTGAAAAAGGCCTGTGCTTCCGGCTTCTTGTGCCCGCCCTGGTTATCGGTGACTATCTCATAAGGTTTGACCTTCCACGTTTCCAGCGCCATACGGTAGGCCTCATATTGTGTGAGGAAGTTCTCCGCACCGAAGGAGTAGCCCAGGAACATTTCCGAGCAGGCATCCATCACCTCGTACACATCAATGGTGCGTGCCACCATGCGTTTATTTTTCTTGTCGTAGTCCTTGTAATAGAGGTTCAGTTTCGTACCGTCACCGTACCATAATGTGTTGGGCATCTGCGGAAGTTTTGTGTCAAATTGCGGCATGAACTCGTTCTTGAAGGCGATTTCACCATGCACCACACCATACCACCACAGTTTGATGCCGGTCTTGTAGAGGTAGTTGATGACTGTCTGGGGGGATTCTACCGGTTTCAGCCTGTCTTCCTCACAGATGACACGCGCATTACGTTCCGCCACAATACGGTTGAACTCGTCGAATATCTCCATGTCGGTATATACCGGAAACTTGCTCCGCTTCAACCGCAGCAGGATACGTCCCTCTCGGGGGCCGATCTTGCGGGCGCTTTGGTTGCCGGTAGTACCGCTTACCAGCGCCACGTAACCCCGCTTCTTGTAGTCCCTGAACTTTTCTATCAGGCGGGATTCGCTTTTCGGTAGCGTATGGTTGAAAGACTTGCGAAGCTCCTCGCATAAGGAAATGACGGTATTGCGTACAAGGCTTTTGTGCGTATAGCCGTATTCGCTGTGTTTATTCTGCAGCCCCGTTTCCTGTACTATCATGGCATTCATCACTTTGGCGTTGAGTACATATTCCTTCTGACGATCTATGGAAATCTTGGGAGTATAGGTCTTGTAGAATTCCACAGCCTTGTCATCACTTTTCAGGCGGATATTCATAGGGTTGATTTGTCCTTTTTTGAGTTGTTTTTTTATATCAGGCAGTTTTTTTTCTACAACAGAGCGAAGTGCATCCGAAAGGGTCTCATAAGCCACAAGCACCTTACGTCCGTTACCACCTTTCTGTAAAACCTGAAACTTACGTTCACGAACATGTTTATCAAAATTAGATTTGCTCATAATACCACTACGAACAAGTTCATCAAACGTTATACATAATGTCTTTCCAAACATTTCCATAATCAGAAACTTTTCTCTTTTATTTGTGCAAGCCCCGGCATCGAACCGGGGAGCCGGCCGCTTCCGCATGATAAGGGAAACTCCGGCTTGCTGAACAAACCGTTCCTAAACAGTTGCGGTATCCGTCTTATCCGGCATAAGTGATATTGCTATGATGGCCGATAATGCGATAATTACAAACGCATTGCGGCTGTCCGCATCTGTTGCGTTCACATTTGTTCCCAACCACAGACCGTAGGACATGCCTACAGCTACGGCAATCTTTTGAATTGTTCTCCAGGTTTTCATAATTATAAAGTTATCGAATCGTCTGTTATTACTGATTTCACATTTCCATGAGAGTCCAGTATCTTTACTGGGGAAACAGTCACATTCTCGTCACTCAATAGCCGTCCTCCAAGTTCATGTATAGCTACATGCCGCATCCGCGCCGCTTCAAGGCTGTTCCGTTTGAAGCTCATGGCAAGGCTTACACTCGGTTTAGTGGTCTTGAATACTTTTACCAGATATTCATAAGCGGCAGTTTTCTTTCGGGAATCTTCCCAGTCAATCTTCTTCATATATTTTTATGCTTTAATGTTTGTCAGTTTATCTACAAGCGTCAGGCGCAGTTCCTTGTCCTCTATCCGTGCCACATCGGCAAGTATATCCACCAGCCGTTCCTTTGTCAGGCGGTTATGGTTGCGTTTCACCGGTTCCGGGAAGAGGGAGAGCTGCTGTACCTGTGATTGCACCCGGTATGCTTCATCAATCTTGTTTACTACTAAGTCCTCTGCCCAGTCACGAAACATTTTCGCCCGTTCAGACTTGATGAAGAAGCCGAGACGGACAATACCGCGCTTAGTCCAAAGAATTTGCTTATTTTGAAGATAACCGCCTGATTTACACCCTGCGTTGGAAATTCCAACGCTCGTAATGAAGTGTTTCCCCTCTATTAATTCATCACGATGGTCGTGCTTCTGAGAACGTAAAGAGGAGGGATTAATTCCAAATCCTTTTGCTGCTTCATTTGTTGTTATCAAGAATTCAAACTTGTCATCCGGAAATATCTCAACCGATAAGTTCTCCGAAACGTGTTCTAAAACCTTTTCCATACTTATTATTATTTAAAGTATAATGATTATCTTTATCCGCTGTAAACGATTATTAGTGTTGCAAATCACTAATTACGCTGCAAATATATACGCAATATGCGTTTAAAACAAGTTTTTCAATAGAAATATACGCAATATGAGTGAAAAAATTAATAAAGCAGGGGTTTTAGACCGAATAAAGTCCTATTATGGACTAAAAAACAATGCAAAACTTGCATCTTTTTTGGGAGTTGCTCCTACAACTATCTCAAGTTGGTACGCAAGAGATAGTTTTGACTTAGATATAATATACTCAAAATGCGTTGATATTTCTTTTGATTGGCTTCTTACTGGTGAAGGTGCTATGCTCCGTACTAATGATGTGTCAACTCCAGAACCACTCCCCCGTATCAACCAAGAATATAAAGGTGCTCCTTATTATAATGTAGATTTCATAGGTGGTTTTGAGTTTGTTTCCAATGACCAGACGCAACTGCCGGACTATTATATAAACTATCCTCCATATAACAAGCCGGGAGTAATGTGGTGTAACCTTACCGGACATTCCATGGAACCAGAGATAAGCAATGGAGACGTAATAGCACTGAAAGAGGTTAAATCTCCCATAGAATACCTTCCTGCCGGAGAAATATATGGTATAATTACAGATGATTACCGTACGGTAAAACGTATTCGTCCGGGTGTTCAAAAAGGATTTGTACGTCTTATTCCGGCAAATAAGTCTCCTGAATTCTGTGAACAAGAAATTCCAGTCGAGATGATTCGACGGATATTTGCTGTTTTAGGTAGTATCCGCAAGTTCTTTTAAATAACGGTAAAATGAATAGGAGGAAATCAATAAGGATATATTAAACAAGCAGCAAATATGTACGAGATAGACGAAAACGGGGAATTAGTATTTAAACGTAAAGTTGTAATGACCATGACCGAAGAACGGGCTGCACTATTAGATAAAATATTATTGGCGGCTACAGAGAGTAATCAAACTGTAATACTCCATGCTACAAGCCCAAATGATAAAACTGAATATATATCTGCTGGACGTGATTTGGAAAAACTTGAATTAGGGAAATTGTTATCATCTCAAGATGGAGTCTTTTTTATTTTACCTGAAGGAATCTCTTTTATAAGAAAACATACATTCACTCAACTATATAAAGAACAGCGACGCAAAAATAGAAATAAGAAAATAGCAAATTGGATAAGTTTACTCGCAGGTATTGCTGGTATTATTGGTACTTGGAAGGCCTGCTCTTAGCTCGTTGACTTTTTTCAATATTTTAGTGTATAGCTCTCGATATCCTGCATCTTCGATGTCACTTATATATCCATCAATAGGTTCATATCCGTTTACTGCACAAAACAGGATTTCGAGTGCATGCTGATACCGTGGAAGTTCCTTGTGTGAATAGAGAACCTCGCGGATGATATTTCTTTTTATAATGGGAATATCTATTTTCATACTAAATAATGCTCCCGGCACAATCACCGGGAGCGTTTCCATCAACAATCAATCAATTACCTTAAAATCTCCGTACGTTTAATTCCCTCAGACGGAGCACTGAATAGTGGGAACGTTCGTCTCTACCTTCAAAAACCATTGTGGCAGCAACAAGACTCGAACTTGTGACAAAAGAACTGCACACATGTATCATCACGTATGCATATCTGCGCTCTACCAACTGAGCTATACTGCCAATTATTTGTGACGCGCACGCGTTTATGATGCTAAAATAGCATTTATTTTATAAATATCTATTATAAATCAAGTACTTATAAAAAAGGCACAACCGTATCACTTACCAAAAGAACTATACTATCCCCCTATAAATGTCTATTTAAACGCCTAAAAACATAACTTAAAAGGAAACATCATATAAAAAACATACCTCAAAAACATAGTAAAAAGTATGCCCAACTTTTTCACAGGTAAATAATTTACACATAAAAGTATGTCCAACTTAGTATGCCCAACAGTATGCCCAACTCACTATTTAACATTTCGACACTCTATTATTTCCTCTTATTATTATTACTGCTTACCTTAATTTTATTGAATAGATACTCGCTTTTTCTAAACACTTTAAACAGTATATTTTTCTACTAAAATAGTTCTATATAATAATTATTTAGAATATATTTGTAGAAAGAAATATCTAAATAATGAATTTATGACTAAGGTAATTCACGTACATCTCATTTTCGAGAAGAAGGACTATTATTTCGGCAGTATCAGCGCCATCTACACCGTTCTAAATGACGCCCAAATAGGTATCAAAAAAAACTCTTTACTTCATGCTGGTCTCACTGACGGTGGCGTTAAAATAACCCGTAGAGCCATTATCAAGCAGTCTCACCTTATTCGTAGCACCCAAGAGTAACCTCACACCAAACCGCACAGAAAAGGGCTGAATTGTGCCTCAAAAAGCATCAATTCAACCCTTCGTGTTACTCTAATATCATTTTTGCTGTTTAGAACTTCATAGAAACTCTATTAAATTAGCCCATAATATAAGCAAATATAACGGAACGTTTTGAGTATATAAACTCTGTATTTTTGCGTCAATTCCCTTATTTATAGGTATTTCAACAACATTCAGCCTATCTTCATTTACGCACAAAGTGATTTATCCCCCGTAGTAATCACTCCAAAAAAAATTCCAATTAAACGCCATGTCATTACCTTCTTTAACAATGTGGCTTCAGGAAGTGAAAGCCCAACTACTGCCATCATAAAAGCGATTGCCGTTCCTATGGGAATCCCCTTAGCTACAAATACTTCAATTACCGGCACTATTCCAGCAGCATTGGCATACATTGGAACTGCCAAGATAACCGATAAAGGTACTGCAAACCAGTTTTCCTTAGACATATACTGTTCGAAGAATCCTTCCGGCACATAACCATGCATAAACGCACCGACACCAATGCCGATAAGGATATACAAAAACACCCCTCTAACAATACCCCATGCTTCTTGCATGATAACTGGCAGTCGTCTAAAAAACGGAGTATGCTCTTTTTCCCATATTCCAGAGTCGGAAGTTGAATTTTGCTGTATTTGTTTCACCCAATCACTCAAATAAGCCTCCAATTTCATCTTACCTAAGATAAATCCGCCTACCATACCCAACAGAACACCGCTAATCACATAAATAATGGTAATACGTAATCCAAAAGTGCCGATAAACAGAGCAACGGCAACTTCATTTACCAAAGGTGAGGTGATCAGATAGGCAAATGTTACCCCCAAAGGAATGCCTCCTTTCACGAATCCGATAAACAGCGGTATGGAAGAACAGGAACAAAACGGGGTAATAGCGCCAAATAAGGCGGCAAAAAAATACTGCAATCCATAGAGCTTGCGAGAAGTCAAATAATTGCGCAAACGTTCTATCGGAAAATAGGCATTTATAATACCCATTATCACACTGATAAAAAATAATAATATCAAAATCTTTATCGTATCGTAAAAGAAGAAGTTTATAGCTTTCCCTAAAGCTGTTGAAGCATCCAAGCCGAAGATATCATACACCAACCAATCTGCAAATCTTTGTATCATAATCCTATTATTGTTTGTAATAACACGAACAAGCTGCCTCAAAAATTAGCGGTTACAAGCACATTTAGGCAGTTCTTGTTTTTTTATCTCTGTAATGTAGAACCTGGTAAATTTAATATACAACTATTTAACCATTTGTAAATGAGTAGTTTATGAATTTTGTTTCTGAAACAAGAAACAAATCAGGAACAAAAATGGTTTTTTAGGTAAATCCTCGTTTTTTTGTTTGCATTACTTTTCATTCCTTTCACTTGCTTGCAATCAAAGCACCAATCCAAGCTATTACTATGCTTTCTCATCCTGATTCAATATATGTTTTTTCATATATCCAGGAATTCGCAGCGAAAAGAGAAAAGTATTGTTTTCAATGATCGGTATCAATATGTGCAAAGTTAAAAATAATCATCCAAGCAATCAAATATTTGTCTATTTTTAGTTTACTTTAGTTTAGCATATATATAGGCTAATGGACTAAACTAAACTGTTTTTGCTCACTCTGCCACTCCCTTTTTAGACAGCAGAAAGTGGACTCCCTTTGACTCCGTCCTTTCTCTTTTCGCTGCAATATATTCCTTTATAAGTTTACGAGTAAATATTTGTCCCTATAAGCATTCGACTTCGGGCTATTTGATGAATTGTGCCGCAAAGGTATTTGTCATGTCTTTCTTGTATGCAAGGCATCCTTGAGGTTCACAACAAAATCTCCACCTTAGCGGTAGTATTTGGTCGTGAAACCTTGCATAAAGAGCCATGACACCTTATGAAGCGACATAATTAATCAAGCCTGAAGTAGTAAATGCTACATGAGGGAAAAAAGAAAACTTAAAATAGAATTATATGGCAAATTATGCGACAAACATTTTCTACGCAAGTACGGAAAACCAAAATGACCTCAATAAGATAGAGGCTTTCTTGGATGACAATTTCAGTTGTTATGCAAACAAGTATGGCAATTCTGTTGATGCAGAATTTCCTTCCCGGTGGGAATATCCAGAAAAAGAAATGGACCAATTGGTTGCCTCACTGGAAGCAAAAGATAAAGTCTATATTAAAATTCTAACTTATGAATTTGAAAATGAATATGTGAGTTTTAGAATCTTCTCTCAAGGCAAGTGGGAAATAAAAATATAATAGTGATGAGCAACAGAACATTTGATAACGAAAGCGATATTATAGGTTTATCCTGTACTTTATCCACGGCTTATAAAGGCTACACGGAAGGTGTAATTGTGGACGACTATGGCACTACCATAGTTGTCCGCCTTGAAAGCGGCAAAGAGATTTCAGTATTCCGAGATGAGATTATTATTCATGATTAAGCAATATGGCACAGATAGCAACAAAATTCGTTCAATGGGATGTTCCGGAGCTGGCAACATTACAAGGCAGCCGAGTGTATAAGTTGCGGGAACATCTGAATAATGGCGGCAAACTCAATAGAGAAGACAAGAATTGGATTACTCGCAACGTGAGCGAAAGCACCTATTTCAAACGGGGGATTGCCTTGAGCGGTTATCATTTTGATTTTTCCGATGTTCTCAAGCGGTATTTCGTCAAACAATACGGGCATATCCAAGAATATTATGCCATAGACAAAACCGCATTACGCTCAATACTGTATGGCAGGATTGAGGATATAGTTGAAGTAGTACGTTAGAATACATGGCTTATGGGAAAATTTGAATTTTATCAAGACTGTAAAGTCACAAGTTGGGAAAGAGACTATTTCACTGTGGAAGCCAACAGTTATGAGGAAGCAGAGGCAATCGTCCGGTCCTGGCGTTGCAAAGATGTTTCGAATATCATTGACAGCCGTCTTTCTCATGGAAGAAGTGAGGCTTTGCGTGATACTTCCGAGCTTTTGTTTCCCGAAGAAAACGATGGTTACTCGACTATTGAGATTTTCAACCAGGAAGGAGAATCTATCATGACTAATGCACTAAACGAAGACAATTATGAACGTAACGATTGAACACCCTTTTTGCCCTTACTGCAGCGAAGTGACAAATTTATATTTCAGAATCATTAACACGCTTCTTTTTTCAAAAGACGAAAACGAACTTCGCACAAGCATGGAGAGTCTAAAGAAAGAGACCCGGCTTGACGAGTATTTCACGTTCGGCTATGGGGCACACCATCTTTGGATATGCCAACGAAAACCGAGCGACAAAAACAAAATCTTTCCACACCGCATCATGATGATCCAATTCTGACATGGAGCCTCTGTACTATACGGACTGGAGTTGAATATTCAGTTCCAGCCCGTAACTTCATTTACCGCAATAACCTTTTATATCCAAAACTTCATTGAGACGCAGATGGCCATTGGACGGACAATGATTTTTGCAGGATTATCCATTTATATTCTCTTTTGGCTGCGCCATATCCCTTTATAAAATAGAAGCTGAAACTCGCATAACGCGCCCGTTCCGCTTTGTCTCCCAATCGGGCTTCAGCCCTTTTTTCATTTTGCCTTCTTTTCCCTCATTTCTCTTGCCGGATAAAGGCTGCAACACCGATACGCCAGCACCCCTTTGCCAATTCTTCGTCTTACGGCCTTTCCCACGCCGCAGTTTATACGCTTACTGCCAGTACGGCATATCATCCTTGCCGCTTCAAATCATGAGACATGGTGCTATTTCCCGCCAGAAGCTCTTCTTCCTATGCCAGCCGAGAGTTGAAACCGATTCGTGCCCATTGACAGCACCGTCCGTCTGTATTATTCCTTTAACCAGTTGCCAATTGTTTTTCCTCTTCTTTTTCGTGACTGCTTTCTATTGAAGTCGCCATATCGTTTTTCGTTGCAAAGTTAGTATGCAGCCGGGCGCGACCCATGGTCTTGACCAATGGCGTAACAGTACAAATCTTCCTTTATCAAGCCTCCGGTTTGGGAGAACCCCAAAATAAAGAGTATTTATACGTTATCCTTGGTGCATCCCTTTACTGCACCTACTTTTTATGCACCGTAAAACTGATTTATTAACTTCAAAAAGCAATCGAAATGAAAAAGTACGAGAACAATTTCGCAGTAACCGGTTATGTCGCAAAAGACGCCGAGGTTTATCAATTCACCAACACAAGTGTTGCACGTTTCCCTCTGGCTGTTGCTCGCCAGGAGAAGATCGGCGAAGAAACCAAGCGCATATCCGCTTTCATGAACATTGAAGCGTGGCGCAAGAATGAAAATTCCGGGTCGTTTGACCAGCTTACCAAAGGTACGCTGCTGACCGTGGAAGGCTACTTCAAGCCTGAAGAATGGACTGACAAAGATGGAGTGCAGCACAACCGCATCGTGACGGTTGCAGTCAAATTCTACCCGGCTGTCGAGAAGGAGGAAGAAGTTCCTTCGAAACCGGCAAAAGAAGCGAAAAAGGGCAAGAAGTAATCCCTGTTTTCCTGACAAAGCGGCTTTCGGGCCGCTTTTGTTTTGCTCGAAGCCTTCCGTAATATAGCCTTTTGTATTTCACGTTTTCCCCTTTTATTGCAATGCCTGAAATTCCCTACACGCCTATTTCGAAAGCCCGGTTATTTATTCTGCAAAGTTTGATTGCCGGTTGTTTGTCCTGTCAAGGAACACTTATGCTTGCTGCTGAAAAATCTTCCTTTCCGACATGTCGGAAAGAGTATTTTTCGCATCCTCCTTGCCTGACAGACCGCCAATCTTGTGGGCAGAAAAATAATCAACCTTCCGATACAGGATGTATCAGAGGGAAATAAAAACAATTAAAAATTTTAATGATATGACATTCAGAGCATTTATGGCAGAGAACGGGTATAACGTACAGACTACTTTTTGGGAAGATTTTTCAGCGGCCGACATTTTCGGGTTATCGGCTATTCAGGACACTTTCAACCGTGCCTTTGAAGAGTGGAAAGGCAACTGCAAGTACCTTACGGAATTGGTGTTGGTATTGAATCACAAGATATGGCAGCACTATAAAACGAAACCGAATGTGGCGGCGTTGTATGATGCACTCTGGAGACAGGCAGACCAGTATGCGGTTGAGAATCTGAAGGACGAAGAGTTAAGCTATTATTATGACGTAACGGACTGATTGTATAACAAGTTAATGTAAATTGAGTATGAACACGAATAACAAGCCAAGCACAGCAGGAAGGACAACGGCTGATGATATATTGCAACGAGACGCACGGTTCAGATATATGCTGTTAGCCAGGATGCAGTCAGATTGTGAGTATTATTTGGATTACGGAGGCAGAGACCCCAAACGCCTGTGGGCAGGTGATGAAGAACGGCAAATCGATTTAATGATAAAGTTGCACGACAGCTTCAAGGAAGGAGAAAAGCCGCAGTGGCTGACAATGGACAAGATTTTGGAATACAAAAAGGAAATGAATAAATGACACCAAGCCCCCTAAAAGTCAAGCAAAACCTTTGGGGGGCTTATATTGATATAACGAGGACGCTATTCATGACGCAGTTTTCCTCTTTTAGTTTTCCTTTTTTACTGTTCCCTTGCGTGAACAGTTGGCAGCAATGATTATTTATCATGACGGAAGCTGCTTTTGCTGAATCCGCCGAATATGCCCTTCACGATTTTGCAAAAGACATAAAGTACCAATACTACGACTATAATTTCTCCCATATCCTTTTTTATATTTAGCGTTACAAATTTCCAATAAGGGTCAGAGGCTTCCCTAAATATACTTAAACTGACAGGCAAATCCGTCACTAATATGGCATCGGTTGCCTTGACTTCCTATTTCCGATTTCCAGGTACGCGGCCAGGTTTCCTGCTGAGTGCCACATTGTACTTGCCTAAAATTTGGTACACAGTACTTTTGCTCTTGACATTGCAATGCGCCATGATTTCATTGACTGAATAACCGTTGTTGTACATGTCCACAGCTATTTTATCCCGCTCGGTCTTGCTCAACATTTTGCTCGTCTTCACCGGTACACTGATACTCTGTTGCAGGCGTATCACCCGGTCAGATGACTTGCGTAATACAGCCACTTCTTCCGGAAGAGATCCGAACATGGTCAGCACCTCCGCCGCCGTCGTGTCCGGAAACAATTCACCACGGGAGTCAATCTTGTCATGGATGGAAATAATGCGGACCACTTTGATCCGGCATAACTCTATCAATGCGGCCAACTCCCTCAAACCGCGCACGGCGTTACTGAATTTCGAGACAACCAGTTCGTCCCCTCTCTCAAGATTTGTCATGAGCTGTTTCCAGCGAGGTCTGAGCGTCTCGTGCTGGACTGATTCCTCTATCACTTGTACACAACCGTACTGGCACATCCATTCCTTGTCCGCATCATATTCATCATACGAATTTGCCTTAAATATATAACCAACTTTTGCCATGTCAATATCCAATACAAATGATAACAAGTGCAAATATACAAGTTTTATTTGAGTGGCCAAATCAAACCATTATAAAAATCGAACTATTTATTTTTTCGTCCTTTTTCCTTTCACTTGTTTTCATTGATAATCATACTATTAAGTACGATATTGAAAAATGCACAAAATACAGTTCCAATGGTATTAAGTATAGAAAATTATATATAGTTTTGCGTGAAATAGTACGAAAACATATAGTATGAAAATTCAAAAAACGAACCTTAAAGCATCAAGTTTTTTACACATGATAGCTGCCGCTTCAATCACGGTATGCATGTTCACATCATGTAATGGCGGATTGACTGAACAGTCCGAAAGCGATCCTGCCGGTACATACAGAAATTATCTGCTCGAAGTAAGGAAGATGAAATCTATTTCATTTGAAGAGCTGTCAGAAAACCTTTGCCAATGGCAAGCCATAAGAGATTCCGTTTTTAACCATGTCCGGCAGGACACGGTTGGGATCCATGGTCAAGACCTTCGTAAAACATGCGAAGGCATACATGATTCCCTACGCGTGGAGTTCTCGCGTCTGGCTTTGTCAAGGCCACGTTCCTATCAGGAGTTATTCCTATTGAAAAGAAAACTTTCATCTAATGACAAAGACAATGGATTAATCCGGACCGTGGAAAAGATCCGTCCATTCTTTGAGTCATTAGATAAACGCCCAATCCATAAGGGAGACAGGAAGCAAATCATTTCGGATTATCGTACTTTGCTGGCCAACACTCTCCGAAATGGCATACACGGGACAGATGACATGACAGAGTTCATCGGAAAAGAGGATGCTATTTTTCGGGCGTTCTTGCCATATCTGTGCAGCATTGGTGATGAAGACATTTCCGATATAACGCGTGATACGGAAAAATGCTGTTTGCAGATTTTGTTTGCCGCCGAACGTAAAGAGATACCTCACCAGGATGCCCTCGTTTACCTGGCCATGCGAACCAATCGCAGACTGATACTTAATACCGGAACCTGCATCAATGACATTCATAATCAAAAGGTCCAAACAAAAGCACAAGCCTACGCATATATCTGGATGCTTATGCGCCCATACGTTTCTATGGACAGTTTCCACCTGTCGATGCTTTCTTCCAAAGACCAGGAACAGCTTGAACGGTTTGCCGCACAGACACCGGCCATATTTGAGACTTTGTGCCGAATCTTGAACTCGGGAGACAACCGCCTGGATGAATTACCCGGAATGCTTATGGAGATTTACATTCACACGCTATAAACATAAAATCAAATGAATATGCTACGACACTTTCTGAAAGACTTTATGACGTTTGTCCCCCTTCAGTTGCCACAGCTGCTCGATGTAACCACTATGGAGGAGCCGCAGTTTTACGGTGACTATGTCCTGCTGACTTTTCCATTGCATGATCCTTATGACCTGGAAGAAGTGATGGATATGCTGGAGGATGATATGGAACTGATTGTGCTTTATCATCACATTCCTATGCAAGACGAACCGTTCGGCCATAGTACATGCGCTTACTCCAATCCATCTTTCGGCCAAATGTTCAAGGTGAACGCGAAGACTGATTCCGATGGCAAGGTCCATACCGTCCTTGTAACCATATATGATTCACTTGAACAAATGTACGGGGATCTCTGCCTTGACTTGCAACTTCATTCTAAAAGCGGAAAGCTGAAATACCAGAAGAACAAGGAGGACATACTTATTGACTTTTTATAAAAACAACATCATCATGAGAAATACATTATACAGGCAGATGGTCTATTGGATCAATGCCCACAGAACATGGATAGAGGTCGCAGACGACAACCTCTATAAAGAACATATCATCTCAAGAAGTGACAGGACGGACTACCTTGTCTCCCGAACTTTGGTCCTGCGGGCGTTCAAGACAAACGGAACACACCTCGAAGGTACCACATGGGCCATCCCTGAACATGAACTGAACAAAGCTTTGGCTATCTATCGCAAACAGGACCGGTCATTCAAGCAGCGAATCAAAAAAGCTGCAATGAACCTCACGGCTGTGGATGCCGAAACCATTATCCGCTTGGCAACTTATGATATTGTCCACTTGGAACTCAGAGCAACACCTATACACGTACCCGAAAAACCATATTACTTATGTTACTGAAAATATTGCAACTCATCTTTTGCGTGCCCCCTCTTGTACTGTCATTGATATTGTACAAAAAGCCATACCGGTTTATGGCAAAGTTTCACGCTTCCATGAAACAAAACATCAGAGCCCGCAAACTTTATACACGGGTGATTCTGTTCCTGCTACTGCTTTTCCACTATGTCTATGCAAGTGGACATGCTGGTGAATTCGGCATCCTGGTATCAACCGTTATCTGTGCCGCTATGTTCTCGTTCAAGCTGGCGGACAGGTGTCTGAGCCGTTTGCATGATTCCATGGGTCTGTTTGCCGGCATCAGTGCTATAACATTGGTCAGCTGCTTTGAACCGTATCTGTACACTACTACCGTAACTGCGTACTATATTCTTTTGGCAGCCCTGTTCTATCCCTCTGCTCCGGTCACAGCCGAATGCGATGATGAAGAAAAGGCTGAAGGAACGACAACGCATCCTGAAACGATATCCGAAAAGAAACACGATAATCATCACGCGATGGTGTCTTTGAAGCGGACAAAGGCAGCATTTCAGAAACTCCGCACTGTAATAATCATTAAAACAAAGTAAAATGGAAAATAGTCAAGAGAATACGACCTTTATATTGGCAGATGTCAAGGTGTTCGATTTCCTGAAGGAGAAAGCCGGAGACCGTAAAACGAAGACGGAAGCGTATTGGGACCTGCTGGACAGATCAATGGCAGGTTTTGTTTCTCCATTTGTAAGAAAAGTGGAGCGGAAACTTCTTCCCAACCAATGTCATGTGACAATCTCCGATCTTGCGGAATTCTGGCATTGGCATCGTGCCACTGTCCGAACCTTTCTGGATGCTCTGGAATCTTTCGGGCTACTTGAACGCACAAAACTTAATAAAAGCGTCATCATCACCATGACCGTGCAGTCTGGAAAAAATGCAATAGCCGGAACTGAACAGGATGAGCCGGACTTTGCCACACGAATCGGCAGTATATTGTCCGAATGGGTCATCGGCAAGAAGACATCGGAGGATGCCGGTCATTCATGTGGTCAGGCTCTTTGCCAGGCATTAGCCGCCATTGCCGGTAAAGATAATTCTCAGGCTTCCGGCAACGGCACCGATACGGTATCGGCAGAAGTCGTCAGACAGGAAGAAAAACTAAGGGAAACAATATTAGAGTGTATTGCCAATGCCGCACTCCAGCGTGTGTTGCGTAAGTCAAGATTCGATAACAGTTCACAACTGTCGCAGTTCTTCACCCTTGACCTCGGCGGTGAATGGGGCGCGTTTATCGAGACCGCCAAAGAGCTTGCGGAGCTTGTATTTAATCCCGAAACATCCGGCGCAGGTGTTGATATGGACAGGAACAAAGAACTCCTTAAATCGTTCCGTATTCCCTTTTTATCGCTTGCGGCAAAAGCCCAGACATTGTCGGACTGAACCGGGAAACGAAAATGAATTGTATAACCAGGAACAATCCATCCCTATCTCAGTCCTGACATCCTTCCAGTTTTATGAGGCAAGTGGGCTTGCCCACATGCCACGAAACAGAGGGAGTGGGTAGCCTAATACCCCTGCCGACTAACGTCGCAGGGAGGCATGTCCGAACAAGCAGCAAGCTGGGACATGATGGATTGTACAAAACAACACGAAAACAATATGGCAAATGCAAAACAGGTACTTGACGTACATGTATCCAAAGGGATAACAGTGGCTCAGAGTAATGAACATATGCGCAATTGGACAGAGAAAGGTTGGAAAAGGGCAACTGACCTTGGTAATTATGACCCGACACGTGAACACCTGAATTTTGAAGTCGTATCAGGAGGTAAGATCCGTCCTATCGACAAAGGCCGGAGCATTCCTGAGCGAATGGCTGAACTGTTGCATAAACGAGGCATAAAGGATCCCAATGAAGGTTTGGAAGAACCGAGATTCCGTACAGTCGTAAATATCATTTTTGGGGGCTCTCGCACACGGATGCAGGAACTCGCATTTGGCAAGCAGGAAGTCGATTTTGAAAAAGGTGCGGACAATAGACACATAAAAAGGAAGAGTGAGATTGAACGTTGGGCAAAGGATGTCTATTCATTTGTCTGCGGCAGATATGGTGAACAGAATATTGCCGCATTCATTGTACATCTGGATGAGTTGAATCCACATGTGCATTGTACTTTGCTGCCAATCAAAGATGGGAAGTTTGCGTACAAGGAGATATTTGCCGGTAAGGACAAATATGAATTCAGCGAGCGCATGAAACAGCTTCATACGGACTTTTATGCAGAAGTCAATAGCAAATGGGGCATGTCCAGAGGCTCAAGTGTTTCCGAAACGGGAAAGAAGCATCGCAGTACAGAAGAATACCGTCGTATGCTGTCAGAGGAATGCTCTACAATAGAAGAGAATATCAGCCGCCATCAGCAAGTCCTTTCCTCTCTCCATTCGGACATCCGGATGGCAGAGCGCAGGGTCAAGGGCTTGACTTCAATGGTGGAAAACTTGAAAAAGGAGCAGGCCGAAAAAGAAGCCCAATTGTCGGCACTCAAAAATGATATGGAAGCCCGGAAAGGTGATGCACAGACTTTATCTGCCGAGAAAGAAAAGCTCGAAAATGAGCTGGCCGCTATCCAGAATAAATTGGCAGACAAACAGGAGAAGCTACAGACCGCTGACCGACAACTTTCCGAGCTCAAGGAAAATATGGATGCCATTCAGGAGCGGACAGAAGAACTGAAGGAAGAAGCATACAAATACTCGCGTGATGTCCATTCCAAAGTGGACAGTCTGCTCAAGGATGCCATGTTGGAGAATATGGTCAATGAGTGGCGGGAAATGTCGGCACAGATGAAGCCTTCCGAACGGCAACAGTTCGATGACACGCTCCTGTGTTCCGTGGCGGAACGGGGGACGGAAGTCATGCGCTGTGCGACAATGCTGTTTCTTGGAATGATCGATGATGCCACAACATTTGCCGAAACACATGGCGGCGGAGGTGGCGGAAATGACCTCAAGTGGGGACGTGATGAAGACGAGGACAACCGTGCCTGGGCTCTCCGGTGCATGAAGATGGCAAGTCGCATGATGCGTCCTTCCAGTGGCAAAAAAGCCAAACGATAAATGGCAGAAATGTATTACAATCAAAGTTATAACAAATAAAAATCATTTGAATATGACAAAACAAATCATTCTTATCTTTGCCGTTCTCTGCTCCGTGCAGGTACAGGCAAATTCACGATATACAGAAAGAGATACTGTACAACATGAGTTCTTCCATGATGCCACAGAACTGTTCCAACCCCTCCAACCGGTCTATCTTGACGGTGTGGTAGTGCCAAGGACCGGGAGTGGCAATTGGTTTGTCAGTGTCACCGGAGGTGCAACCGCTTTTCTCGGAACGCCTCTTGGCTGCGAAGATCTGTTCGGACGTGTGAAACCCTCGTACAACCTTGCCGTCGGAAAATGGTTTACTCCTGCCGTTGGCGCCCGCATACATTACAGCGGTTTGCAATTCAAAGATGCCGGGTTATCCACGAAAAATTACCATAGCGTCCATGCAGACCTGCTATGGAACCTGCTTGGTTATCGGTATTCCGGACAGGAGCAGACACGCTGGGGACTTGCCCCATTTGTCGGAGTCGGACTGATACACAATTCCTCCGACAAGACTTCTCCTTTCGCCTTCTCATACGGTATTCAGGGACAATATCGGATTTCAAAACGGGTAAGTGCAGTACTGGAGTTCTCGGGGACAACAACCTCACAAAAATTTGATGGCTATGGCCGAACAAACCGCCTGGGTGATCATATGGTATCACTGACAGCCGGATTCACCTTCCATCTCGGGAAAATAGGTTGGAAACGAGCTGCTGATGTCACGCATTACATCCACAGGAATGAACGGCTCATCGATTATTCCCGTGCCTTGTCCGAGAAGAACAGCCGCTATGCCGGACAACATGACCGCGACAAACGAACGCTTGCTGAACTGAAGAAGATTCTGGAAATCGAAGGTCTGCTTGATACCTACGGGCACTTGCTGGAAGATGAGAAGAATGGACAACAAGGATATCCTGTAAACAATTATAGTGGGTTGAACTCATTGCGTGCAAGACTGAAACACAGACATTGGGACGGAATATCCCCTCTCGATACGGCATTCATTCATAACAACCATAACAACAATAACAACAAGGACAAACAGAATCCGGATTCCCTGGTATCGAATAAATTCATAATGGCTGAAGGGCACAATCCCATGGTTGTGAATCATGTCTCGGATAGCTGTATCGGAGCTCCTGTATATTTCTTTTTCACTCTTAACACGGCCCGCCTGACAGATGTTTCACAGAAACTCAATCTGGATGAATTGGCAAGGGTCGCAAAGAAATATGACTTGCATGTAAGAGTTACCGGGGCTGCGGACAGTTCTACAGGGACATCCAGCATTAATGATTCATTGAGCCAGTCAAGAGCGGACTTTATCGTTTCGGAACTGAAACAGCGCGGCATTCCTGCAGAAAGGATCACAAAAATCAGCAGAGGTGGAATTGCCGACTATCTGCCGACAGAAGCCAACAGACACACGAAAGTTGAACTGTTTTAGCCATAGAGAATCTATTATTAACCAAAAGCCTCTCCGCTGTGAAGCGCAGAGGCTTTTTACTTGATACCTGGTATGTACGTATTCCGAAAGGAATCATTTGGAGGCTTCCAGTGATTCTTTTCTGAACTGTTTCAGAAGCTTTTCAAGTTCAAGTGACGCTTTACGGGCACGCATTCCTGCTGCCTTATTGCCTTTTTCAATCTGAAGTTTGGTATTCTCTGAAAACTGAGCGAACAATTCGCTGATCTGAGCAAATGAATTTTCCATATTACAATACATTTATATAATACAATACGTTGGCAAAGATATTGAAATATATCATTCTTTTGTCAGAACGCGTTCTGTTATATCATGAATAGCATGATAATGCCATTTTTATACCCATTTCTATATTCAATAAATTGATATTCTCTCTCATCACCGGCTTTCCTTGCCGGAGAGATTTCATATGCAAAGGTACAGCGACGGACGGTCGCCAAGTACCGCTGTGCTAACGGCTCCCGGATCTTCACGGCAGCCTTCCACAAATCGAAGATTTGGGTATTCCGCTTTATCCTGTCACTGTTTACTTGTCTTGTTCGTCCTATGCTCGCTGTCTGTCCTGCATAAAAATCATTCCCCGACAAGAAGCCGGAAGAGCTTCGATAAGAGGGAAAACAAAAACAATGTTCAACAATTAAATTATTACGATTATGCCGAATTGGTGCAGTACTGCGTATGTGATAGATGGCGACGCAAAAGAAGTGAAGCAACTGTATGAGTTGATGAAAGGACTGGAAAAACGTAAGACACCTTCAGTAGAAAACGGATTTGGGACTACTTGGCTGGGATGTCTCGTGGATGCTTTGGGTAAGGATTGGAACGATGTACGTTGCCGTGGCTCTTGGAACGAACTTGAAATGGACGGTGATGTATTGAAGTTTTCCACAGAAACAGCGTGGGCCCCATGCAGTGAGACATTTGACCTTGTGAGGGAAGCATTCCCCAATCTTCGCTATTACTTTCAGGCGGAAGAGCCAGGCATGGGAGTATATGAGACAAACGATGAATTTGGTACATATTTCAGTGACAGGTTCTTCTTGGACGCATGTTCCCCAGAGGAAGAGTATCTCAGTGAATATTTCAAGACCAAAGAAGATGCGTTCGCTTGGCTTGAAGAAAAATGCGGAGAGTCGATAAAATCGGCAGAGGATGTCAAGGCACTTGACGAACGCTGGCAAAGCAAGAGCGAAGATGCCTTCTGCTACCTGCATGAATTTCAAATAGTAAACTAATTCAATCCGACATCAGCAAATGATTCCCGAGCATTATTTGTTCGGGAGTCTTTTCTATGCTTTTATAGACCGCCTGTTTTACAAAACTGCGCTGGAGGCGCATACCCATTTATATTCGGCCAGGTTATTCCTCTTGTAAGAAATATATGATTTCCTACCTGCCGGCACTTTCTTGTCGGAGAGATTTTATATGCGAAGGTACAGCGACGGACGGTCGCCAAGTACCGCTATGCTAACGGTTCAAGGATATTCACGGCAGCCTTCCGCAAATCATAGATTTGGGTATTCCGCTTTATCCTGTCCACTGTTTACTTGTCTTGTTCGTCCTATGCTCGCTGTCTGTCCTGCATAAAAATCATTCCCTGACAAGAAGGCCGAAAGGCTTCAAGAAAAGGGAAATAAAAACAACAACTTAAAATTCAGAATTATGCACAGCAGAGTTTTTCAAATTTCAACAACACAGATAGACAAGGAAAACTATCTGAACGAAGACACCCTCAATCAGGGCGACAACAGTTTTTACGATTATTGTGCCGACATCAGCGATGAAGAGCGCAAGGAAGAGATAACCAATTTAGTCAATTCCATCCTGCCGAAAGGAATGTTCGAACTTGTATCGGAAGACACGATACGTTATACAGGTGATGGCATGGAACAATGGAAAGAGAAGTATGTTGCAGAAATCCGGAAGAAAGCGGACGCCATTACTGTCGAAAATATGTTTGAGTGGAGTTCTACATATTACCTCAAGCAGGCAATAGATAATCCGCTGGATACCGGCTATCATTTTTATCTGAATGGAGACGGATGCCAGTCATTTGCCGAGCCATCCTTTGAGTTCATGCTGTTTGTCAGCTCTCTTGAACCCGGCACTTTGCTCTATGTCGGAGGCGTCATTGATTATCACTTCTGACGGTATATGTCGTATAGCCACCCGCTACCATGCGGGTGGTTTCACCCAACTCATTTAATGAAGTACAGCAATTGAAAGTATTACAATGAAGACAAAAACACTCCATAGTCAGGATGCAAAAAAAGTTGGCATCAGCAGTTTCCCCAATTTTCACAAGTCAGGAAGCATCAGTGGAATGAAAAAAACCTATTATGGACGGGACGCCCTGCTTGTGCGTTGTGGCGGTTATATTTACAATGTGTCAAGTGCCCCTGAAATATACTACGAAGTAGCACATTAGTATTTTAGTAAAGTAGTAAAATAGTAAAATAGTAAATAAGTAAAATAGTAACATGAAGACTTGCAGAAAAGATTTTCAAGGCAGGAAAAGCACAACGGTTCTTAAATTGCTTTGCCGTAATATAGCTGCCGGACGTTTTAACTGGCGGAGATACTGTACGCCTCAGACTTATTTCGGTCAGGAGATTTGCGTTACACCATTGCACTGTTCCTATGGCCAAATCGGCTACACCGTGCATTTCCCTTACTCCAACATGCCGGAAGTGGAATATGATTGGGAAATGGGAAAATTGACAGTAGATGAAGAAAACTGGAAAGAATATTTCCGACATAGCGAACAATGACAAGGGGCTGGCATTCACACCAGCCCCAAATCCTTTTCCTTCATCGTCGCATTCCACCGCTATATTCGGCCTCCTGCTGTTCCTCCCTGTATTCTTCCAGGTCGTTCAGTTGCTCATTCACGCCCTGGAGATTGGCATCCAGTGTCATGTTGTGGTCATAAGGGTAATGATGCTTCACGGTCATGCCCGCGTTGGTCATCGTCCCCACATCCAGCGAGTCCCTGTCCCTGTTGTAATTGACATGCAGCACGTCACCGTTCGGCATTTCGAAGACCGGCATCTTGTGCCGCGTCATTTCCGCAAACTGTTCCGCAGCCATTTCCCTCGCCAATGCCTTCACATCCTCGCTGGCCCTGTCAACTCCATATCTTCGGATATGGTCTCGTACTTCCTGTTCGGTGTATTTCAGCATCACGTCATAAGTTCCTCCTACACTACCGTTATACACGACAGCGAAATGCTGGTCTTCAATCAGCAGGTCATCGCCACGGTTCTGCAAAGGAGAGGCATAGGTGTACTGTTCATCCATTCCGTTCCCGTCGTAATACTCTTTCGCAAGAATGAGCAGCCCGTTGTAGTCCCCTTTGTCTTTCAGTGCGTCAAGCCGGTTGGTATCATCCGCCATTTGCAGATAGGCTACAGAAGCATAATATACCTTTTCCTTCGGGGTTTCCGTCCGTTCCTGATTTTCGGTCTTTTCCCTTTCTATATCCCTGGCTATCTGGTCTATTTTCTGCGTGATCATGGATGATGCCTTCTTCACGTCCATAAGCACAGTCTTAATGTACTGGGGTGACTCCTTCAGGTTATCCAACCACGATTTCAGATACGGACAACTGTCCTCTTTTATATGTTTGGCCATTCCGTAGCGTTGGGAGATCAATGCACCGCACAATTCGGCCACAAGTTCTTCATCGCTATACTCCTTTGAACCGAAAGAGGTCGGTTGAAAACGGTTTAGCACACCTTCCGCACCAGTCGAATGTCCCATCTCATGGAACAGTGTTCCGTAGAATGCTTCCCCGTCCTTGAACTGCACCTTCTCCGGTACGGTGATTTCATTCTTGCTAATCGAATAAAAGGCATCATCCTGATGTTTCACGTTGATGGGACATATCCATAGATTGTCGCGTATCAACCTCTCCACCGGTTCGAAGCTGAACATTTCACCTTCATGAACGAATGGACGGCCGTTTTCCTTTTCCAGCTTCTCCCACAGTTCAGGACGAGCCTCTTTCAGATTCGTCTGGGCGACGTTGAACACGCGGAATACCTGCATCTTGGGATACACGTTATACTCTTTCTTTTCGTCCTCGGACAAGTTTTTGTAATCGTCATACTTGATCTTCTCCTTGGTCTCCTTGTGGATGCAGGTAAATGTGGTCAGCATGACGGGAAACGATTTCTCGCCTTTCAGTACCGATACCCTTGGCAGTTCCTCGCCGTTCTTGCCCGGTTTGTTCAGTCTCTGCACGCAATCAAATGTGCAGAATCTCGGAATAGTGTATCCTTCCTTTTCGCAGTGCAGCATGAGCATGAGCGCATTCATACCATTGTATTCGCGTCCGGACAGATTGCGTGGCCACTGAAGGCTGCCCTCGGTGAACCAGGGCTTCTTCCAGTCCTTGCTGATATTCTCCAGCTTTTCAATCATCATTTCCGCAAAGAGGTCGAGAGCCTTGTCTTCGCTGTTCGGCCCTTCTGTATTTTGTCTCCTGTAGCCTGCCATAACCGTTACTGATTGGAGTTAGACGAATCTGCGACACATTGTGTAAGTTCCTCTACACGGCAGGATACATTAGGCTTACCGTTATGGACAGTCAGGCCCATCTCGCCCTTGGCATCGATCTTCACACCAGGCTGGAGCCATTCTTCACGCTGCCTGTTGAAGCAGAAGAAACGTACCCATTGGTACTCAAAGCCGTCAGCGACTTTCTCCGTGCTGAATGCCGAGAACATCGTGTAGGACTGGTCTTTCTTGTCCTTCTTTTCCTCGATGTTCTTTCCGACCTTTCCACAGAAAACCATCTCTCCTTTGAGAGTATTGGCCGCATCGGCAGCCACATCGCGGATCTCGTTTGCGAAAAGGTTGAAATAGGTCCTGTCGCCCCTGTGCTTCAGGTACATCGTACCGTCAATCTCGACACGTGAGCCTTTCCTGTAGCAGGAGGCTTCCTCCTGACCGCCATCTTTGCTCACATCGATCTCGACAGGCTTTCCCTGACCGTCAGTTGCAGGAACCATTATCTGGAGAGGGAACGTAAAAAACGGTTTTCCCTCCTTGTTTGTGCGTGTAGTAGCATCGCGGTTGATAATACCGCATACAGTAACATTACATTTAATCATAACTCGTTTTGTTTTTAGAATGGTACATATCATCCGGCAAATGCTGGTTATATTGATGTTGAAGGTCTGAGAGCATATTCTAATCGGGCGCACGGATCATTGCCCAGACAAGCCATCCGGCAACGAGCAGCTGCACTTCCACGATAAGGAATGTTGCCGTCAAGCCAAACAGTTTGTAGCAGGACAGGACATACAAAGCCAGGTAGGATAATCCTGCCAGATACTTGCATAGCTGTATCATCACGCATTTTATCATATCGCCATGCTTCATCTTTTCAGATTTTCCGTTTGTCCTCGCTGCTCGGACATGCCCTGTTCGAAATTCTGTGAAGCCATTTCCGAAAGGATGGCAGTATTCAGCAATCCCGTCACGCGCATCCGCTTGGCTTCATCCGTAAGGCTACTGTTGTTCAGCACGGCCGACAGCCGGCTCAATTCTGCGGAACTCAACTCGCGCGATATATGCTGTTCGCCGTTATCCGCCTGAAGGACGGCTTTCCCGTTCTCTTTCATGGTCAGACTACAGCTTTTCATGTCAGGCAGCAGTGGTTTCAAGTCGATCTTTCCGCTATCCATGGCCCCCGAAACGGCGGCTTTCTGCTCTTCCTCGTTCTTACTGTCAATCTGAACGGCCAGCACCATCAGTGAGGTAAAGGCCGTCATGGCCATCTCCATGACAGGGTCATTGCATCCGGACATGCCGACGCCACTGTCCTCCGAGGACAGCAGCTTTTTCATCCAGTCTTCGGTAGAAAGAGGTTTCTCGATTTTGGGTTCTTCCGTACTACGGTATTTCGCGAGCAGGTCATTGCCGTTGTACAGCACCTGCTGCTTGATATTGCCTTTCTGCGCAATCTCGGCCAGATATGCAGCCGGGTCGATGTCACGGCGCGTCCCGTCCGAATGGATGTTCACCACCCCGAAATGCAGGTGCTCTCCCGTGGTCCGTGTCCCCGTGTTGCCCGAGGTTCCAAGGCGTTGTCCTGCCTTGACACTGTCTCCCGCCTTGACTGCGATATCGCCAAGGTGCATATAGGTACACTGCACCTTGCTTCCATCCGGGCGGCTGTATTCAACGGTTACACTCTTGCCTCCGGCAGAGTTGGCATTGCCGTTTACCGAAACGACCTTTCCGCCGTTTTCCGTGGCCAGCACCGCATCGCCTTTGCATCGTATGTCAAGCCCCTTGTGCATCTGCTGCTTTTCTTTGTCCATCGGGTCCTGACGCATTCCGAAAGCGGAAGTGACAAAGAGGAACTCCTTGCGTTCCACCGGAAACGAATAGGCTTCTGCCTTTTCTTTCTCCTGGAGAGGATTGCTTTCCAGACCGAACTGCTTGCCCTGCGCGGCCATTTCCTGCATGACCTGACGGTCGTATTTGTCCAGGCCGTTCTGCTCGATGATCTTCTGCAGAGTCCCGGCATAGTTGCCCCCGGTCGCGTAACCAGCTTTGGCTATACCTTCCGTCCATCCTTTGTAGTCATCGGGACGGAGATTGAAACATTCCGCGTAGCGGCTGTTCTCCTTAAGGAACCTCGAATGGTGTTCATAGGAGTCTCCTACGTTATCATAGCTGCAGAATTTCTCGTTCGGCTTGTCATCCGAATACAGGCTGTACCGGCCGCCTTCCGCAATCCATGACTGTGTGGCCTTGATGCCGAAATGATTGTTTTCCTTGCGGGCCAGTTCACTCTGTCCGTTGGAACTCTCAAGGATCCCTTGTGCAAGTGTTACCGAAGCGGGGATGCCATACCGGCGCATCTGCTCCATGGCGTACTCCGCATACTTGTCTGCATATTCTTTATTTTTTCCTGCCATATCATTACCTCCTCATGCTTGAACGCTGTTCATTTTCTTCCGGCTCAATCCTGCGTTCGGACTGTTTCTCCTGTGCCGTATCAAAGAGAGTCCGTGTCTGGCCGTTTCCGGCTGTCCTTTCTGTTATGCCCGTTGTTCTGTTCCGGGCATCCGCGAGTCCTTCTTCATCCCGTATCACCACTCTTGCACCGCTTCTCGCAAGTTTCTGAAGGAAAGTATCGAGCTGGCTGACTGGGAATGTCACGGAAGCCGTAAAGCCTTTTTTCATGTCAGCCTCGTGCTTCTCCATTTTCAAGGCAAGCGTTTCCGTTACCTTGACGGCATCCTCGTTATAAGCCGTATAGTTATCACCGGTTCTTACAAACTGGATAGCGTCCGGGTGTTTGGCCTTTATCTTGTCCCAAGCCTCTCTCTGCGGACTGACGGATTCAACGGTACGCTCTTCTCCATTCTGTCGGCTGACAGCTTCTCCCTGCCGTATCTCGGTTTCCTTCTCCTGCTTTTCCCCGGCGTGTTCCTCCTGCGACTGTCCCTTTTGCAGTATATCGGCAAACAGCGAGGCAGCCAGGTGCCGTTTGTAGCTGTCACGGTCTTCCGCCACCCACATGCGCTGCCATTGTTGCGGTGATACACTGCGCGGCTGCAGTTTCTGCCCGTCAATCGTTACGGCACACAGTACACCGTCCTGCTTGGTTTTGAACACGGACACACGCTGTATCCGGTTCAGGTCCACGTCCTGTGTCCCGCTGTTGAACAGATCGACTTTCAGGTCGGGCTTGATTTCAGCAAGCGCGTAATATTTATGAGCCAGTTCCATGCGGACCTTGTCTATATTATCCATGGACTGCTTGAGTGTGGAAAAGAAGCGGTTTATGTCTTCCTTGTCGGGGTATATGCTATAACCTCTCTGATGCTCCGGCTTTATATAGAGAGCCCATCGGTTCTTGTCGTCCTGAATCATCTGGATCTTGTCAAATCCTACTTCGTTGGCCCGTTTTACTGCAGGGCTCACGTTCAGGGTCGAAAGCACTTCCAGGGCCCAGTTGTTCAACCGTGCCAGAGAGACCTGCTTCTCGGCAAAATACTTGTCATCAGGTCTGTAACCCAAGGCTCCGTCCGGATTGAAGAAACGCACAGTCTCGATGCCTTCCCGACGTAAAGCACGTCCGATACGGGCTTTGTTCATGCCGGGAATCTCGTTGTCCACCTCCGGTGATGCCCCGGCGGGAAGGATCACATCAGCCGACTTTGATACGGGATCTATGACAAGGACAATGGTTTTCTTGTCCTTGTCCGGACGTTTCCGTAACTCATCGGCCACGAAATAATGCTTGGGCAGCTGGTCCTGCATGTCAGATGTCTGTTTCCTGTTCCGCAAGGTGGCATATTCGATTTTCTCTCCACGTTCCGCTTTACGGATAACTTCGAGAGCATTGTTCACGTCACTCTCGAGGGCATCTATCATATTCGGGTTCTCTTTGAGTTCCCGGTCCCAATATTCCACCAAACTGAGACTTTCGTCGGACAAGCGGGCTGGCAGTCCCAGCTCCAGCATCTTGATTCCCGATGCTATTTCCACGACCAGCCGTTCCTGTTTGACGGCATCGTCGGAAGGCGGCATACCGTTTTTCATCACCATTCCCTCGCGGGCAAGCCGCTGCTGATGTCCGGTGGCACTTACTATCTGGCGCAGGGTTTCCTGCACATAATCGTTGTAATGGTCAAAGTTCTTTTGGCGGGGCATATAGACGGCATCTTTGTCCGTTTCATAATGGGGCATTCCGCTGCCATCGTAACGGACCGGCACAAGGTTGTCACGCATTTTCAGCAAGAAATCATTGAAGCGGATATGCATACGCCGTGTGTCTGCCTCCGAATATCCTCGTTCCATGGCATTCCCATCCTGTTGCAGAACGGCCCTGTAAGCCTCTTCGTCCACATGGGGAAATGTCGTCTGGTCTATATTGAACAGAGTGCGTATCTCTCTGTTATGTACTCCCTTATATTGTTTCTTCTGCTCATCGTCCAATGTGAGGTAGGTTCCCCGGTTGATGAACTCTTCAGGATTGTTCCTGTGGACATATTTGTTCCAGTTATAGTACAGGAACGGCACACCCTGTTCATGCTCACGTACCGACGTGCCGCGGGCCTTGGCATCACTGAACAAGGTGAACAGGTTCGTATTGCATCCGTTCCGATCGGAATGCAATGCCATGAACAGTGCATTGAACGGGCTGGCCGACACGCCGTGCGGGTATAGCCTCGGATACCTCTTTCCAGAAGCGTTGAGCCAGTAACCATTGGCCTTCGAAGCCTCTCCCAAAGCAGTGGAAAGCAGACTGATTTGCCTTTCCTCTGCATTTTTCTCTATTTTGGATTTTTCTTTCATACAGTATATGTTTTGGGGTTATATGCTACTGGATACCTCGTGTACGCACGATAGTCTCCTGTTGTCCGTTGTCGTAATTGTCCGAGGCCCTTTGACGGAGCTGTTCGCTTCTGGCGAGTACGGCGTTTGCCAGCGTGTTGAGCGGTAAGGCTCCGGCCCGGTAAGCGTCAGTCACGGTCTGCGATAATTGGATAGTACAGGGTACACGGTCAATTGTCGCGACAAGCATGTTGCCTTGAAGTACGGGATTCGTGATGCGAGGATTGAGCGGTTCGTCAGGATAATGGCGGTATTGGGCTGCACCTCTATTGGCCGTGTTCATTTCGCCTTCTGACCGTTCACGCAGCACTTCATGCCCGGCCTTGTTCAGCAGGTTCGCCCCGCCGAGACCGATAAGGAGCATCTTCAGCAGCGGATTCCGCACAAACATACCGGCCACTATGCTGGCTATAGGCAGCAGGTTGTCCTTGATGTTCAGGGACTGTGTCTTGCCTGTAAATACTCCCAGCAGAATATCCGGCAGCATCGCCATTACATAACCGAGATTGCCGGCAATGTCTCCCATGCCGCTCAGTCCAAGGGTGCCGAGCAGATCTTCCCATCCGCCCGTGTTGCCGTTGGATGCCGGCGTTTCAGACAGGTCATTCACGGGATGTACCCCTGTTTCCTGCATGACCTCCGGCTCTTTTTCCGGTTGTACCGTTTCCTGATGTACCTGTTCCGGCTCTTCCGCATCCGTTTGTTTCTTTTCCTCCAGACTTTTCAGGTAGGCTTCTTCCTGCCCCGGTGCGACGACCAGCGGCACATCCTTGTAGCGTTCCGGCCGTTCCTGTTTCAGCTTGTCCTGCAAGCCTTTCAGGAACGGGAACGGTTGCTGCTTCTTCATCCAGTCCGTAAAGTTGAAATTGCAGACCGGTATCTGTTTCTTCAGCTGCTCATTGGCGGTTGCTGTGAAACTATCCTTGTCTGCGGTCATGGTGGCTGCTTCACGCCGGAAATCTTCAAACACATTGTGTTCGCTGCCGAATACACCCTGGCTGATACATTGTTCGACTGAAATCGACTTGGGGTCTTCCGGCTCCAAATGTGCCATGGTGGCGGAGACGGCAGCATCCACACCGATGAATCTGGCGAATGCCGCCCACGAACCGGCACCGCCCAGCATGACGGTATCCGCCGAGGCACCCAACAGCCATCCCGCACCCTGCTCAACTTTGCTCGGCCGGTAAGCGGCCTCGCCACGCTTCTCGATCTCCTCGGCAAGCGGGGAACGGCTCAACATCTGCGGCAGGCCGAACAGGCTTGATTCCGCGGCCTTGCGGATGATATAATCAGCCGAAGACTTGGGCATACGGTCTTTCACCAGTTTGTCTATCATCTGCTGTTCCAGACGATAGTCCATGTAGGCATAGGCGAGATCGCCGCCAAGCTGTTCCGACAGTTCGTCGTACCGTTCGCGGCCGATTTCCTTCACGACTGCATCACGCCATTGCCCGGCCATATACGCAAGGTCGTGCTGTATGTCTTCCGAAGCGGCGATTTTCTCCTTGCACATCTCTACATAATCTTCCGTTGTCTTGGAGTTCCATTCGCCGGTAACTTTGAGCAGCTGGTACGGGTCGTTCAAAGGTTGGGCTGAAGAAGCCATCATGCTGAGAACCCCGCCAAGGGAGGTGGAATATTCCTTCATTTCCTCACCTTGTTTCCGGGCAAGATAATCTCTTGTCTCATCCATGACGGAAGCAAGGTGGTAACGGAAATAGTCATCCGAAAGACGTTCCAGTTCCGCGAATCGTCTGCTTTGTTTTATAGTTCCGTCCATAAGTATCCTATATCATATTTATCTGTTTCAACAGTTGTTCTTTTGTCTGTTCAATCGCATTGTGGTACACTTCCATCTGTTTGGGGAAGAACTCCTCCAGCCATGCGTCTTTCTCGATGTTGTCATGGATGAAGCGTATCGCCTGTTCACGCTCTATCTCCACGGAGGCTTCACCTTCCTCCCGGTTGTTGAACCATGCCTTTGTCCACCAGCGGACACCGACCCGGTCCGGATATACCGACACGATACGCGGTATGTCGAAGCTCTGGATGTCGATGTCGAGTTCAGCCAGCGGATCAATGATGCCGCTGTAGCTTACGGCTTCGTCATGGAGTTTTTTTTTATGTCTCCGCTCATGGTGGAGAGGTACACGTTGTGACGCAGGGCCAGGTAATGCAGGAAATCAGCGATGAGCAGGTTCTGTACCTTGCTGACCAGCGGAATGGATTTATGTCCCAGTCCGAGAGGATTGGCCATGCTCGGCATGTTCTCGTAGAAATATTCTCTCATCGCCCCCATGGTGAAGATGTGGCGCAGGGACTGCTCCGTGTGCTCGGGCAACACGTAGGCTCCGCGTTGCAGATCCTCCATGTAGTACGGCAGGAAACGCAGCATCAGTTCCTCGATTTCCCGTTTGTCCTTGTCGTAATCGGTCTTCACGGTCATTTCCAGATCCGGGAATGCCGCCGTTTCATGTCCTCCCGCCTGACGAAGCGCACGGATGTTGCCGTAAAGCATGGTCAGGAACTCCAGCGGATTCAGTTCCTCTCCCTTGAACCGGGCTTCGACGTGCAGCCTGTCACCGCTCAAGGCCACAGTCTGACCGGCTTTCACGCGTTGCCCGAACTGCGCAAAGACATTTGACAGGTGTCCGTATGTCACCTCATATTCCCCGTACCGGATAGTCTGGCATATCCCGTGTACCGGATCATTGCCGACCCCTGACACGATTCCGCTCGCGACGGCAGACAGCCTGTAATATCGGGCGTTGAAGTCAATGCCATGGTGGAAAAACGGCTTGCCCGTTCCCGGGTCGGTCTGTTCGCCGTAACCGAGAGTCATTTCCACCTCCTTGCCCTGGGGCTCCTCGAAAGGCATACAGTAGCCGCTCTCGGAGTGAAGTATCATTTCTTCTGTATATTTCATTTCGTTCTGTATTGGTTCATAATGTTATCTTCTCATTCCTCCGTTATAGGTCTGTTCCTCGCTCTGGCCGGGGGAAGCCTGTGTCCTTGCCACGCTCTCCGTGTTCGTGTCACGGAAGACGCCGGCATTGTTGCCGATGAGCATCATGCCGAGGAAAGCCCCGGCGATCTTGCCCAACCACCCGAAACGTCCGAAAATGAGAAAAGCGGCGGCGATAAGGCCCGCGATGCTCAATCCAGATACGTTGCCATGGCCGAGGTTACGGACAAAATTGCCGAGCATGTTTATGCCTCCGCCACTCGAAGCCTGCCGTAGGAAATTGGATACCCCGTCAAGTTTGGAATCTATTCCCGCCACAGCTCCGCTTAACGTGCCGACGGCTTCTCCGGCCTTGTCCGTCAGTCCCCGTACATCTTCGGCGGTATCTGCCAAGGCATCCGTGGCCGGTTCTCCGATGACCGCATCGCTCACGATACGCACCACGCTCTTGTCTGTCGTCAGCTTTTCCCAGCCGACATAACCGATCGCACCTCCGACGGCGGCAGTCTTGACGGCTTGTCCGGCGCCCCGTAACGTCTGCGACGGATGAAGTGCCGCTTCACCCACGTTTTTCCCGGTTGCCAAAACAGCCTTGCCGGTACCTTTGGCCGCCTTGCCGCCATACTTCAATATTGTACTCCATACTCCCATATCTCGTTCTTTTTAAGGTCTTACATTTTTTCCGATCTGCTTCCATCTTCGTTTGGCGGCTTCCACAATGTCGCGTTTGTCCGCAACAGGGCGTGCGCCTTCGTCGATTTCATACCAGATGTCACTCATAGTCGTATATTTCACGGCCTTGGTCAGCCGTTGCAGCTTGGTGTTCATCAGCTTGAGCTTCGGCCTGATCCCGAAGACTATCTCCATGCGTTCCCTTTCCGTCATCTTGCTTTCCGCAAGACAGGCCATTCGTATGTCATTTACTATTTCCACACTGCCAAGCATCAGCTCCCGGTAAATCCTGTTGCGCTCCGTGGAAAGGGCTACTGCCAATGCGTTGGTCGTGCTCCGGCTAACCTGCCTGGTAAAATCTTCCATATTGTCCGTCAGCCTTGAGATTTCGTGATAAAAGCCATAAATCTGTGCGGCATAGCAGACGATGGACCGGAAAGAATCCAGATACTTGTTGAACTCCCTTTGCAGGTCGGCCGTAGCCTGTACTTCCTCTTTCGTCCATATATGTCCGGTAGTCTGCAGCATCATCACCTTCTCCTGGTTTTTCAGCTCTTTCTGCGCCTTGTCCGTGTAGAGCAGTATCATTCCGGCCAGAACCGGATCGTTCTGTGCCTGTATCTTGCCGATACAGATGCCCGTCAGCAGCATAACTATCAAAATCGTCCGTTTCATCGCGTCATTCTTTATCGTGTCAGGGAGGCTGCCCGGCGCCAGCGTGACATGGCCATGCGGGCAACTTCACCGTTGTTGCGGTCAAGCATACCTGCCGTCACATTTCTCCATACATCATTGAAAGTATAGTACCGGATGCTCAGGTAGAGCAGATGCAGCTTCCGGCTGAAAGCCGACAGCCTGTCATTCAGCGCCCATAGCGTAGTGCTGCGCTCCGCACCGGTCAGCATATTCTCTTCACCGCCTTTGGCAACGGCATCGTTCAGCAGTGTATATACGGAGACCAGTTCCGTGGCCGTCTCGATATAAAGGTTGTTCATGCCCATACTGGCAACGATACCCTGCGGGTTGTCCTTTATCGCTTTGCCCAGTTTACCCAGAGTCAGGAAGATCCGGACCCCGTCGTTATAGAGATGCGTACAGGCTTTCAGTGACGAAGCGTATCCGTTCACCGTCTTCAGGTAGCCGTTGTACTGTTTCTGCCATTCATGGATGCGGTTGAATTCGGCGGCGATGCTGTTCTGCAGGAGTGCCGTCTGCGTCTGTCCCTTGATCTGTTTTTCAATCTGGCCGTTTATCAGCTCGTTGCCCTCCGCCAGAGCAATCCACTCCAGCGGATTGGAAGCCGCTATCTGGGCTTTGGACACCTGCGGCAGAAGCAGGACGGCAACGAGGGCCAGACTCCAGTTAATGATTCGTGATCTCATATATTCCCTTTTTTCTTTTGTTGTATTCCACCCGTTCGCGGACAAGTGTTACTATGTCATCCCTGCGCCGGATACCGGTCAGATCAAGCCTGGGGGTATTCCGGTCCATCGAGAAAATGCTCACCGTCTTCAGCCCGCAAAGCTGCTGCAGCAGGCTTTGATTTTCCGTGAAGTCCACGATACGGTATAATTCCATATAATCTGTCTTACGCCAGATGATGCCATGCTCGCACACGAGCTGTTCGGACCCGATGCGATAGCGTATGCGTCGTAGATAGATGAACCTGTACACCAGGAACAGGGAAAGCAGAAGGGCGACCCACATGGACAGAGTCGTGAACGGCAAGCCGTCAATTCCGCCAAAGACCCATCCTGCACAGCATAACACAAGAATGGGCAGCTCGTTGATGACGAACTGTCCGGTGTGGGGCACAAACACATGAGTGCGGAATAAACGGTCTGTCGGCATGATGTTTTCGTTTTATCTGTGATAACTGGTCTGCCGTTCTTCCTCGTCCTGTCCTGAATGCCGTACTTCAATCGGATTGACCAGCCCCTCGGTCTCTTTGAGATACTCGGGATTGGTCTTGCCAAGCAACGCATCGTTCCAGTCCTTGTAGCAAGGCAGAATGGGAAATTCTCTGATATTTTCCGGGGAAATGTTCATCTGTCCGGCTATTGCCTTGAACTTTTCCACGAACAGCCGTCCGGCGGCATCATTGTCGAAACAGAGGTAATGGTGTGCCTCCGGTGTGGCGGCAAGCATACCCTTGATCTGACCCTCTGTAGGGGTACCGCCGGTAGATACATACACGCTCTTCCTGGATAGGTCCGGGTTGCTCTTGATCTGTTCCCGGTTGAGCTGATAGAAGGCCATCGCGTCATAGGCACTTTCAAACCATGCCACTCCGCCGACGGAATCCAGGTCACCCTTAAGGTTGGCTATCCACAGCCCCTCGCTTGAATTGCTGCCCTCAGCCTTGCCCTTGTAACTGCCGCTGCCGTCCGGACGCGGGCGGCCTCGTTCCTCAAGGCCGACAACCGTCCCCGGGTCTTTGGGCAAAGACATCGGAAAGGCAAGGTTCGTGTATCGGGTCCCGTCTTCACGGACTTTTGTCGCCAGGTAGAAATCTCGGTGGAAGGCATACTGTGTGTAGAGGTCGATTCCACGGTGTTTGAAGAAAGGATAGAACTTCTTCTGCGTATCCCTGTCCTGAGGGTTGAACCTGTGAATCTCGTAATCCGTTATGTCGAACGGTTTCACGTCACGTTTCGGCTGGATAATCCGTGTACTACGTTCCTCGATGGGATGGTTCAGCAACCGGTTGCACACGAGATTGACAAGCCGGTCCGGAGATACTCCTGCCCGGTATTCCGCGAAAAACTGCGGGTATTCCTTGATGAAGGATATGATGTTATAGACTTTCTGTTCCTGTGCCTTGAAACAGCACTTGCCGTTCGGCATCACGATGAACTTGTCGCCACGGATACGACGGCCTTCGCTGTCCATACGCACATACGACGGATAACGCAGACCGTCACGCTTGTTCAGATGATAGCCCGCGTCAATGAGTATGTCCTGAATGTTCAGTCTCTGTAGAAAATCATCGTATGTAAGGTCTCCGTTCCTCATAAGTTTACCTCCCCATTCTCATATCACCGATTTCCCGGTTCATCTGTGCCTCGAAATTCCGGATGGCAACATCCCTCGGAGTGTCAACACCGGGTTTGAAATAAGGACGCGGCCCATGGTAATGTTCCTCATAACACTCTGGCCCGTGATGGCATCTGAGATTATGCACGACCTCAGAAACCACCACGGCACCTGCTGAAAGGGCCGCAAGAATTTTTATGCCCAGTCCTTTGCTTGTTTCCGGACGGGGGCGCAGGTCTGCCTCGCTGAAGATCTTCGCGAAAAGTTTCGTCCGATGGTAGTCGTCCGTGGCGAGAAACTTGTCGTATTCCTTCTGGGTAATCTCGTGGCTGTAGGTCTGCCCGTCGATGACGGCGGTCATCCTGTACTTTCCCTCTTCCGGTCCGGGTTCCACGGCAATCTGGCTTATCTCGGTTCCATGCCCGCCGATCTCATCCGACAGCTGCAGGCTGTTGCCATAGTCTTCCGTCTGCCCGTTCGCCTGTGCGTATTCCTGGTAATGTCTTGCGGCCAGTTCCTCGTGCACTTCAGGATGGAGGCCGATGGCGATATGCTTGTCACTGTTCAGATCATCCAAGGTCACTTTATCCGCGAAATCTCCGGCAATGACCCCGTTCAGGAGCTCCAGACGTTGCTCAATGGAATGCTCTTCAAGAGAATTCGATGTAAGCGTTTTGATTTCCTCTTCCGTCAGGTCATAGACCATGTCCGCGTTGACATTCTCGGACTGCACGGTGAGGGTTCTGTTCTCCGCATCGACAATAAGCCCGTGCGAAGCAAGGCACTCCGACCATTTTTCGTTCGAGAAATAGACAGGCGAAGCGACAAGCTCCCTGTACGGGCGGGCAGGTTCCTGGCTGCGGGGACGGCTGACCATCGGTGTAATGGCAGCCTGCAAGTCCTGCAGGACATCACGGGGCTGTACGGGTTGTTCCGGCTGTCCTCCCTTGTAATAAAAGCCGTAGCCTCCGGACTGCAGCTCGCCGGGCTTCATGCGTCCGTCAGGACGTTCGGGGACAATGGGCGCTCCGGGGAAAAAGAGCTGTCCGCCGACCCTGCGCAGATGAAAACCGCCCTGCTGGCGCGGTGTCCATCCGAGTATGGGAGGAAACAGCCCCCAACGGCCTGTACGCCCGTATTCACCCATTCCGATACGGTAGCCGTGCAGACCCATCGCCACACGTCCGTTAGCATTGCGGGCATGGACAAAGTTCTTGGGCAGATAGAAATCCTTTGCAAGGATGCTTGTGAGCACATTGTAGGCTTTCTTGTTGGCAGTGTTTGTTCCCCAGTCCGTAAGCGCCAACAGTTGTTTCTCGGTAATCTGATAGGTCAGCAGCGGCGAATCGTGTCCCTGTACGATCAGCTTGTAGCCGCCACCGTCAAATGCGATATGGGCTTGAAGCCCGTTGCGCATCAGTATGTCGCGCATTTCAGGCTGCAAGTCCATCGCTCTGGGGTTTGTATTGGTTCGTATTGCCATAGTCTGATGTTATGATTGTTATCCGCTATGCGTTTCCTTCCTCCATCGCCGCTTCCAGCTGTTCGTCCTTGTAGCGGACAAATTCGGCGGCAGAATCATTCCCGATAACGAGGTTGCGTTCCTCACAGTAACGGGCATATTCCTCCTGCCACTCCGCGGAAAAATGGTTCACATAGTCGAGCCAGCCGTATTCGCCGCTCTGCATTTTCTCTATCAATACCTCTTCGGGATAATACTGGTGCTGTGCCATATCAATCGGTTTTTATTTGTGAATAGCTGCCGAGCGGTTGCGTTCCCCGGCTTTTTTCTGTTCGTTCCACAACTCTTCGGTATATTCCTCTTCCGGAACATAGTCGAGGTTTCCGTCATCTTCCATGACCCAGCAACCGTAACAGCCGAACGTGTATTTGTCCCATTCACGCTTGGACTGTTCCCTCCATCGCTGCTCGTCGCCAGTACAGAAACGGATACCGGTCTTGGAATGAAGGTCAATACCTACCGTGACGGGCTCATCGTCCACGACCAGCGTCAGCGGATCTCCGTGCTGCATTCCGTTCACCTCTGTTGCACCGAGATGCAGCTCCTCGGCCAGCACCTGCAGATTGCGCCCGATGATGGGCGTGGGAACATACATGACCTGCTTCGTCCCCGTGTCAATCTGGACGAAAGCCTTGTTGTGCCTGCCGTCAGCGGTTTCCACATCCGCGATGATGGCCTTGCCCTCAAGCAACTGTTTCTGCTGCGTTTCGTCAAAGCGTTCCAGCGGCGAAGATTTCAATGCCGGATAGAAGACCACGTCCGTCTGGCCACCCTCCATGCGGATAAGAGCGAATCGGGTACGGCTTTCCACCGTTTCTCCGTGCTCGTCGGTGACACGCACGGGAAGAACGGGCGAATGGCGTCCGTTGTAAATATCATCAAGGACGTGCATCGGCAGATCCTCGATCATCTCCTGCGTGAGCCCGAATCGGGCAAGCGTCGAAAAGGGAATCTCTTCAAATTCAAAATGCGCCTTTTTCATACTATATCAAGTTTGTAAAATTATGTTCGGCAAATATAGTATGACCTTGTAAATTCAAACAAAAACACAGATATATAAATGATTATAATATACCATTTTTATAACATTAGTACGATTTTCTTTGAATAATCGTACTAATTGCGATAAAATATGCAAACTAATAGCAGAATGCATGGCCGTTCATGTCGAACATAGACAGACCATGCTAATTTTGCAGCATGAGAAAAATTTTATGGATGATTATATCAGGCATTTCGCTCAGTCTGATACCGGCAATGGCACAATTCAATACAGTTTCCTCCGCTTCCGATTACTATCGGGAGGAAAGTGTGCAGGCGGCCACCAAGGACAAGGAAACAGCTTCAGACAATACGGGTTCCGGGAAAGGTGTATCGGAAAACACCGGCAAATCCGGGGCTCGCGGCGATGTGCAAAGGCAGATGGTGGTTGAGCGTTACCTGAGTGTCAGTTATCCGTTACCGAGAATCAAGGTAACTTCTCCATACGGTTACAGGAAAGACCCCTTTACCGGCAAGCGTAAATTTCATGGGGGAATCGATTTGCAGGCACGTGGCGACAAGGTGCTGGCGATGATGGCGGGAACTGTCGTAAAGGTCGGGCAGGACAAGACTTCCGGCAAGTATGTTACGCTGCAGCACGGGAACTGCATGATCAGCTATTGCCACCTTTCAAAGATTCTCGTAGCCAGGGGAACAGCCGTCCGGCCGCGTGATGCGGTCGGTATTACCGGCTCTACAGGGCGCAGCACGGGAGAACACCTGCATATCACCTGCCGCCTCAATGGCAAGAGTGTCGATCCCGCAATCCTTTTTGAGCATGTCAGGAGAGTACAGCAGGAATGTGTTTCGGCACTGGCCGAACTATGACTTTTTTCTCCCTTTGATTGCATGGCTGATACTGTCGCCCCATACCGACATCCGGACGACGGACATCGGCGGCATGGAAAACGTCTTTCCATAGAAAATGGCGGCAACCACCTTGCCGCCGTGCCTTTCTATTTCCTCCTTGTAGTCGGACACACTCTGTCCGGTCGTCAGCACATCGTCAATGATAATGATTTCTTTTCCCTTTATATCACCGGTAATCTCGTAATTCCGCTCAAGGACACGGCTGTCCGCTCCGTCCGCTTCATGTAGGCTTTCCCGGGCATCGCAGATCACCGTATCGTACAGTCCTGATGTCAGATCCGGCCTGTGCTTGCCCATATACCAGTTCAGCCGCTTGAACCGCTGTTCATACTTTATCCAGTTGCTGCACGGCATGAACATGATATGATAAGGCTTGCCGTCCGCCTGTATGGCGGTCATACATGCCTTGAAGAACTCGATGCCGTGTATCTCTCCCTGCTTGAACCGGTAGATGGAACGGCAGAATGTCCGTTGTGCTTCATTGAGAAAATCATTGTACCGTGACGGATAGTAATAGTCGTAAAATGCAATCCGGATTCCACGGAACTTGAACGGTTTGAGCGGATGCCTGTCGTCGAACCGGTCGGGATACATGCAGCAGAACATACGGCAGGCGTCTCGATGTCCGGCCATTACTGCCATACGGCAATAGCGGCCTCTTTCGTCTTCCCGGCTTGCGCTCCGTGCGGCTGCATACGCCGCTTCACCGGCTTTCCGTCGCCAGAAAGCGATGACATGCAACATCCCGACCACTATGCCGAGCAACACCAGGAGCACAAGTTTCTCACTCATATTGAACCTTTTTACTTTTGCAAAGTAAGCAAATTATCGGTGCTGGCCTTGAAATGGAACCGGTAATTTGTTCGATCCCATTATATATCCTTCTTGCCGTCCCCTTTTACAAGTCTCTTCCTTTTTCCTATGGGGCTTCCTTTCTCTTTTCGTCGGCGAATATAGGACGAAGCGTATCAATGCCAAACCGCATTCCATTCGGATGACGAAAACAGACTGCTGCACAATCGGTTTTCTATCCGGATTTGGCTTATGATACCAACTGCTTCATCCTCCTTATGCCTCAAAAAGTTGAAAATACAGCCCTCAGTTCAAAAAGAGGGAAATAAAAAACAGATTTTCAAACAATTAAAACGGAAAGAAATGAAAGAAGAAATCAGACAGGACGGCAGGACAATACTGTCAAGTGAAGACGGATTCAGCATCCGCATGTTTTTCAACAACCTGAGCGGAAAGAACTTTTCCGGAAAGGAGTACCGGGACTATGTCAGAAACATAGCCTTCGGCGAAATGGGATTCAGACCGGGAACAATCGAACTCTATTGCGACGGGAAGAAAGTCAGGACAGGCACACTTCCCGAACTCTGAACAGCAGTCAGGGGCAAAAGTCAAATTTCGTGAGGATAACTTATAAACGGGAGCCCAAGCGGTTCCGGCTAAAAGAATGAACAACTAAAAAATACAGGTATGGACACAACAGCAGCAACAATGCATCCGGCAGAAGAATATCTCCGTAACGAACAGAACCCACCGGTCTTGTATGTCAGGATTTACGGGGAACGCAGGAAATTGTTTATCAACCGTGGCGGGGAGAACGTCATCGGTATTATTGCGAAAGGGAAACGCAAACATGGCTACATCTTTTCAGACTGGAACAGCATCGAAAAAATCTATTATCCGTCACAGGAAAAGGAAGACGAAAAGGATATGGACAGGAAAATGATTCTCAAATACCAGAAGCTCGCACGCCTTGCCACGCATACCAACGACTGGCTCCGTAAGATTGCAGCAGCAGACCTTGAGAAGTCCCTGTACGAAAACCGTATCACCACGGGAACGGCTATTGACGGAAAGTGCATCCGACTCTCCACGATTGAGAAGTATTGCGGAAGCTGGGACATGCAGCGGTTCCGCCAGGCCATGAAGAATAAGGAGAAATTCTCGACGCTTCGTTTCGACTTTTGCGGTTATGACGGTACGCTTTGGTGCGAGCCGCGGGACAATGGTGACATGGCTGCAGGATTCAGCAAGGAGTACCGGAATTGCGGCAACGGCTATTACTATCTGCTAATCAATGACGAGTTTGTGATTGGTTACGATATTGACTGATAATCCACGGACAGACCTTACCGGGGCCCGGCAGGGTCTGTTTCGGCTTCGGTCTGCCGACGGCATAGTCCCTTTTTATCGACGGCATGGCCATGCGCCGTCCCTTTTTTACCTCAGATCTTCCTTTTCTATTTTTCCATCCGCCTGTTTTCAATCCTTTTCTATCCATCCCTCTTGTAGCTGCTCTTCCGTTCTCCGCCGTGCGACCTCGGGGGATTGGATTTTTCAGCAAAGGTAACCGCCGGTTTCCATTCCTGCCAATGCCGGCATTCTGCCCGTGGGGTCTCGGAAAAATCTTCCTCTCCGGCTGTCGAGCGTATTTTTCCTTACCGGCCATGGCGGATGTCCACCGCCACCTTTCAAGGCAGAAAAATAATCCCTGCGGCCGCAAACGGGCCGAAAAAAGGGAAATAAAAAAATAGGTTAAATCATGGGTTACAACAAATTGACATCATTATCGGCCAACATCAAGGCCATAGAGACAGCAGTAGCTATCCACTCGCAGGGCAGGACAGCCACGCAAGAGGAAAAACAGGTATTGGCGCAGTATTCAGGTTTCGGCGGTATCAAGGATGTACTGGACTTGGGTACGGACAAGCCGCTTGACAAAGAGGTTGCCGGGCTTTTGAACCGTCTGCTGGATGCGTTAAGGACACTTGCAGGGGGTGACGAGGCAGCTTGCCGTTCACTTGTTGAAAGCATCAAGTCATCTGTATTGACAGCGTTCTATACGCCGCAATTCCTGATTGACGCAGTGGCGGCACAGATACACAAGACCTTTTCTGCCAACGGCTTGCAGATGCAAAGTTTTCTTGAACCGAGCGTAGGCATCGGCGGTTTCCTGCCTGTAGCCATGCCCGGCACACGCAGCTATGCTTTTGAGAAAGACACCATTACAGGACTTGTACTTTCGCTGCTGCATGAGGACGCAACCACCGTAACGGCAGGCTTTGAAACGATAGGCACACAGGAGCTGGAGCATCGGAAATTCGATGTCATTGCCTCAAACATTCCTTTCGGCAACTTCCGTGTCTTCGATGCCGACCTGTGGAAAAAGGGCGGTATCTACGAACAGGCCACAAAGACCATTCACAACTATTTTTTTGTCAAGGCTATGGAACTGCTTTCCGAGGGCGGTCTGCTTGCCTTTGTCACTTCAAGAGGTGTGGCCGACACGGCAGGAAATAAGTTTGTACGTGAGTATCTGGTGAACCATGCCGACCTTATCAGCGCAGTACGTTTGCCTGACGCTCTTTTCATGCAGACAAGCGGTATCGAGGTGGGCAGCGACCTGCTCATATTCCAGAAACATACCAATAAGACGGCACTCTCCGCACGTGAACAGATGTTTTTGCAGGTAGCCAAGGAAATGTACGACATGAACGGAACGATGACTGAAAACGCCAACAGGCTGTTTTCCATGCCGAAGACCGTACTGGCGACCGACAGCCGTATCGTGATGAACCAGCACGGCAAATATGTACGCAAACACCAGTGGCTCGGCTCTGATGCGGCCATGGCACAATACCTTTCCGCTTTGCTCAAATACGACTTTGACCGGTATTTCCGCAAAATACTTTTCGGACAGCAGGGCGAAGCGTCCGTGCAGATGTCGCTGTTCGGGATGCAGGAGACGACCGCACTCTCCGTAAACAGAGGACGGAGAGCCTACACGGAAAAACTCGAGGACTGGATGAAAAGCGGTACATTGGTAATGTTCGAGGGGCAGATTGGTACGGTCGTGTTCCGCAAATCAAGCCACTATGCCGATGTGGCCGTGGATTTCGTTCCGGTGAACGAGGGAAAGGTCAATATGGAGCGTGCAGCCGACTATTTCCCTGTCCGTGAAGCGTATTTCCTGCTTTCTACGAAAGAAAGGGATTTGCAGACTGAACAGACTGCCATACGTGAGCGGCTGAACACCCTCTATGATGCCTTTGTAGCCAAATGGGGATTTTTCCATGAGAACGACAACAAGGAGTTTATCATGCTTGACAGCCTCGGTGTCGAGGTGTTCACTATCGAAATGCAGCTTGGCGGCGATATAGTCAAGGCCGACATCATGCGTGAGCCTGTGGCTTTCACTAAGATTGCGACCGACCGTATTCTACAGCCGTCGGAAGCGCTGGCAAGCAGCCTCAATTTCTACGGCAAGGTGGAAATGGACTACATCATGCGCTCTACCAGCCTGTCTGATGAAGATGTAATCGCAGCGTTGCAGGGCGAGATATTCTACAATCCTGTTACGGATGAATGGGAACACAAAGGCAAGTTCATTGCAGGCAACGTGATAGCTAAATGCACGGAATTTGTTTCCTGCATTCCCGACCTTTCGGAAAGGCAGCAGCAATGGACGGAAATATCCGTCAAGGCACTGGAGAACGCAACGCCCGAACCGATACCTTATGAAGAGTTGGATATCAATATGGGCGAGCGTTGGATTGACCCGCAACTTTACGCCGACTTTGCGGCAGAACTTTTCGGGGTGGAAGCCGAAGTGATGTACTTTGATGTCAACGATACCTATGTAGTGCGTCTGAAAGGTTACTCCCCGGCAGCATACAACACCTATTCCGTGCGCAATTTCAACGGTGAAGACCTGTTTGTTCATGCCTTGCATGACACAGTGCCGGAGATAACCAAAGAAGTGTATCGCAACGGCGACAAGGTACGTGTGCCCGACGAGGAAGCCATTCAGGAAGCGGCCACCAAGATACAGGAAATCCGCAGCAATTTCAACCAGTGGCTCGATGCCCGTCCTCTGGAAGTCAGGGATGAACTGGTACGCACATACAACGAGCGTTTCAACTGCTATGTCCGTCCGGCCTACGACGGCTCGGCACAGACCTTTCCGCAGCTTTCCTTTGAGCAGTTCCCGTACAACGAACTCTACCCGTCGCAGAAAGACGCAATCTGGATGATTAAGCAGAACGGCGGCGGCATCTGCTGGCACGAAGTAGGCACAGGCAAGACCATGATTATGTGCGTCTCGGCCTATGAAATGAAGCGTCTGGGATTAGTACAGAAGCCTCTGATTATCGGCCTGAAAGCGAATGTACACGAAATTGCCGACACGTTCCGCAAGGCATACCCGAACGCAAAAGTCCTGTACCCGGGCAAGGAAGATTTCACACCGGCCAACCGCAGAGAGGTATTTTCCAAAATCAAGAACAACAACTGGGATTGCATCATCCTGACGCACGACCAGTTCGCCAAGATACCGCAGTCCGAGGAAACCATGATAGAGATATTCACAGAAGAGCTTTACGATGTGGAGCGAAGCCTTGAAGTGTTGGAACAGTCCACCATGCGCTACCGTAGCCGCAAGATGCAGAAAGGGCTGGAAGTGAGACAGGAAAATTTGAAGGCGAAGCTGTCAGAGCTTCGTAAAAAGCTGGACGACCGCAAGGATGATACCGTGGACTTTCATTCAATGGGTATAGACCACATCTTTGTCGATGAATGCCACATGTTCAAGAACCTCATGTTCCAGACACGCCACAACAGGGTAGCAGGTATCGGCAATACAAAAGGCTCGCAAAGGGCGATGAACCTGCTGTTTGCCATCCGTGACATCCAGCACCGAACGGGCCGTGACCTTGGGGCGACTTTTTTGTCCGGTACGGTGGTGGTAAATGCGCTGACAGAGCTTTATGTGATGTTCAAGTATTTGCGCCCACGTGAACTCAAGCGTCAGCAGATTAGCTGTTTCGATGCCTGGGCGGCCATATTTACCAAAAAGACAGCCGACTATGAGCTGAACGTGACAGGGGCAATCAAGCGCAAGGAGCGTTTCCGCACTTATATCAAAGTGCCCGAACTGGCGATGTTCCTGCGTGAAATCACCGACTACCGTACAGCCGACATGATACATCTTGATGTGCCGGAGAAAAATGTCCGCTTCCTCTCTCATGCGCCGACAATCGAGCAGGAAGAAATGATCGGACGCCTCGTTTCCTTTGCCGGTAGTGGAAACTGGGAAGACCTCGGGCTTGATACGATCGAGCCGGACAACCTCGACAAGGCAAAGATGCTCATTGCTACCAATGTGGCACGCAAGATGGCTCTCGACATGCGCCTTTTGGGTGAGAAGTTCAGCGATGATGCAGGTAACAAGGCTTCCATCTGCGCCCGAACCATCTATGACTATTATGTACGCTCGGCGGCCAATAAGGGTACGCAGTTTGTCTTCAGTGACCTTTCCACTTACAAGCCGAACGAGTGGAACATCTATACCGACATCAAGGAGAAGCTGGTACGCCTCGGCATCCCGGCTGATGAAATCCAGTTTATCCAGTGCGCCACCACGGAGAGGGCAAGGAAACGCCTCTTTGAAGACATGAACAGCGGCAGGGTACGTGTCCTCTTCGGCTCTACGTCGATGCTCGGTACTGGGGTCAACGCCCAGCAGCGGGCTGTGGCGGTGCATCATCTGGAGATACCGTGGAGACCTGCCGACATGGAGCAGCGCAACGGTCGTGCGGTACGCAAGGGCAACACCGTGAAACTCTGGGGCGGTAACGTGGTGGACATAATCATCTATGGAACAGAGAAGACTTTGGATGCCTACAAGTTCAACCTGCTCAAAAACAAGCAGATGTTTATCAACCAGATAAACAACGGCACTATTGCCGTGCGCCGCATCGACGAGGACTGCATGGACGAGGACAGCGGAATGAACTTTGCCGAGTTCGTGGCTATCCTTTCAGGAAATACTGACCTTTTGAACAAGGCCAAGCTCGACAACAAAATCATGCAGCTGGAGAAAGAACAGGCCATATTCAAGAAAGAGCGCATCCGTGCGGAGCGTAAGATTGCGGCCAACACGGAAGCTGTCGGCAAGGCAGAGCGCATCGTGGCGCAGGTCGAGCAGGATATGGAGTATATCGCATCCTATAGCGGCAACAGGGAAACGCTGTTGCTCAATCTGCAGCAGGCTACCCGGGAAGAGACAGGCCGTGAACTGCACCGCATAGCCAAGACATACAGGGGCGAGGCTTACCGTACCATTGGCAGCTATATGGGGCTGAATCTGCTTGTCCGCAGCGAGTACACCCTTTCCGGCTCGTTCGACCGTAACGCTTTCTTTGTAGAGGGCGTAAGCGGACTGAAATACCGCTGTGGCGTGTCGGGAGCCCTGCCGTTGGGATTTGCCGAATCGGCACGATACCCGCAGGCCGCACTTGAAAGGATGCCGTCTTTGATAGAGAAGCAGCAGAAGCAGATAGCCATGCTACAGCACGAAATACCGACCTTGCAGGAAATCACCGCCCGGAAGTGGAGCAAGGCGGAAGAACTGGAGCGGTTGAAACAGGGATGTAAGGAATTGCAGCAGCGGATTGACGAGGCACTCAAGGAAGCCGAGCGTCCGCAGTCCGAAGTTCCCGAAGAAGAAAATACTGTCAGGGCTGCCTGACCGTGATTCATTGATTTAACCTTTTGCCTGTCCGGTCGTGATGATCGGGCAGGTTTTCCTGTGTTTCGTCCTGCCGGGGCCGGCTGGCTTTTGTAGGCTGGCATCTGCCTTTTTTATCCTCCTTTTCCCTTTTTATCGCCTCCCTTTATATCTGTCTTTCAATCCTTTTATATCTTTGTCCTTGCAGTCCGTCCTGACCTTCCGGCTTATTGTTCCGCGAAAGTAACGGATAACAGCTGCACCTTGCAAATCCTCACGGCCTGCGGTGGCCGACGGAAATCTTCCTTCTCGGGGAGAAGCGTATTTCTGTCGCCAGATTTGTCCGGTTGCCGTTATCACATTCATTTAAGAAATATATTTATTATCAATAAGTCTTTAATATAATAGTCGTGAAATAACAAAGCAATCAATTATAATTATTACATTTCAATCAGGGTTACTCCAAAATTGAAGTATAGATTCAGAAGGTAAACAAAAATCATCTGGTACAATTATCCCAATTGTAATTTCAGCTCTTGTTACAGCAACATATAGTTTTGCGCGTGTTTCATCAGCCAATTGTTTAGTTGTATTATTTATCCATGTCAACATGTTTTCTGTTGGATAAACTATAACATTAGGAAAATCCAAGCCTTTTACTTCTCCCATGTTATATCTCTGCTTAATATTTGGATGGATATTTTTCAAGGCTTTATTATTCCAAATTAGAGCAACTGGATTAAATCTATCTACATAGTTCCCAACATCACAGTTCTTAATTAATAGACAATGTTCTTGTTGAGAATTTTCTTTTACTGATTTCATTTCGGGATATTGTGGCATAATCAAACTTGCAAAATCACATATACATCTCGGACATCTATGTGATTTTACAAGAGTTGTTTCGTCTATAGTAACATAGCGCTTATTTTTTTTATTTACACAATCTTGGATAAATGAAGCTATGTCGCCAGAGTACTTTTTGTATTTAGATGATGTATGTGTTGAATATGTATGCTGGCGCGGATCTCCTGCAAATACGCAAGTTATACCTGTTCTTGTTAGTATCAACTTTATAATTTCATAATCATAGCCGACAAAATCTTGGCACTCATCAAAATACAAATAATCAAAAATCGAATTTAACCTTTCAGTAAGTTCCGAGGGATTTTTAAGATACAATTCATTTGCAAGTTCAGATAACTTATCACTAAATACTTTATGCTCTTCTGTTGTTAAATATTTTTTACGATAATTGTCTTTTTTATAAGTGGCAAATATTTTCTCATTATAGGATTTGAGTCCTGATTTTCCATTAACAAATGACACTCCTAAGTGGGTGTCTATTAAATGTGGAAACAAAGTGGTTTTGAATGGTGTTATCCAGTGCTTTAACAAGAACTCAAACCATCCCATAACCACGACTTTATAACCTAAATTATGACTTGCAAGTTTATTTCGAATATGAGCTTGGTTATTTTGTGTACCTCAAATCCGCAACTAAGCTCTTCAGCGTCCTTCTTGCGTCTAAACGTCCTCTCATCACTGAATTAGCAGATAAATTGAGGCTGAAATACCCACTTCTGCCCACAATATCCCCTTGCCCCACTATGCGACTTGAGGCAATACGCAGTATCATACCCATAAGTTGTAGGCGTTATCCAAAATCAGTCTGAAAAATATCTGCGTAAGCATTATTACAGGTATAGATATTCAGCACATACCGCCTTGATGTTCTGATCCACTTGGCTGGTACAGAGACAAACCTGAAGACAAACGCTTTTATGCGACTTGTTGCATTGAGTCCGAACCTCTTTACGTCAAGTCTGTGGATAATGGCCTTGTAGAAATTACGGATAAGTGCCGTAAGAAGAAGGAACACAGTGTTCTCTGCCATGAAGGATTTGGGCAATCTGTCCCACCCGAAACCATTGTTCATATCATCGAAGATACGTTCCTTTCCTCCACGAAGGTTATAGAACTCGACAATTTCTCTTGTGGAAGATTCATAGTCGTTAGTCAGGATACAACGGTATGTGTATTCTCCTTCCCAAAGATCCAGCACACCGTCCATCCGTTTCTGTCTTTGAATCACAAGTCGGTATGCTTTACCCTTCCACTTCTCAACAAGAATAGAGTTCAATTCGAACTCAATGCCATTGATTTCCTCAGTCTTCCAGCCTCTAAGAGCAAAGATGTCATTGTAGAGCGAACTGCAGCGGTTTGCGCGGATATAGAAGGATTTGCTGTGTTTCTCTATTTCCTCCACGATTTCCTCGGAACATGATCCACAATCAGCTCTGAAACGATTGATTGTAAGTCCGTTCTGCTCAAATCTCTCAAAGAATCTCTTCAGCGTGTCCTTCTGATGAAAACGAACGTTGGTGTTACCATCGCTATTCTCAATGCCAACAATCAAGTCGTCAATAACCGCCACGCCAGGGCGATAACCAAGGAACTTCTTGTATGTAGGCTTTGCATCATACTTCTCAGTCTCTATGAACTGATGGTCGAAATCAACATCATACATCTCGCCCTCTTTCAGTTGGCCGGATGCAAACATACAATTGAGCAGTAAGGTATTGAGTGTGTCAGCCGTGTTGAAATCGTAGTTCTTACCCGTATCTGATGTGTATGAGATGTTTCCTTGCGTCAGTTCCTTTATCGCTCTGAGGATAGTATCAGAACTACAAGTACGAAGTGTCGGATGGAGCGAGAGATGGTTCATCAAATGAGTAGTGACATCCTCAATGCATGAGCCACCACAGAAGTAGATACTCATGAGGGAACGGACGATTTCACTGTACTGATAACCGAACGAGCTACACCTTAGACCGAGTGTCGAGTCGATTACAGATGACAATGTGGAGTCAAATTGCTCCATGATTGAAAATATTCCTCCAAAAGGAGTGAGCTTCTCGGATTTTATTTGTATTTTTGCCATGCCTGATGAGGTTTTGTTTGATTATTTTTTTGCAACACTAAGTTAAGTGAATCCTCTGACATGGCAAAATCCTGAGCAACTTTTTGTTGCTCAGGTACTTAAAAAAAATATTTTATAATAGTGTTGCGGAATTAAGGATGACAAAAAAGAAATTGCCCGTTCGTTTTACGGGTCAGCACTTTACTATTGATAAAGTGCTAATAAAAGATGCAATAAGACAAGCAAATATAAGTAATCAGGATAC